CTGCCGCGGGATCTCCGGCCACAGCCCGGCGTGCGTGTCGCCGCGGCGAACTGCGCACACCGCTTCATGAGAGCAGCCCAGTTGCCTGGCCAGGCTGCAGCTGCTCAACTCCGACAGCAGGATCAGGCGCACCTCATCAGGGCTCAGAGGGCGGCGCTGCCGCTTCTTGGGTGGCGACTGGCTGCGTTCGCCCTCCCAGGCAGTCCAGCGATATTCACAGCTGTGGCACCGATACCGGCGGCGGCGGCGGCCATCTCGATTCAGCCGGGAGTCAGCTGTTCGGAAGCTGTGGCCGTGGCAGCTGGGGCATTCGGTTGGAGGGTGGGTCATGGATGCACCGATTGCCCGGCTCCCGGCGTGTGGCAGCCCACCCCATCAAGCCAGTCGGCTGTGGCGCTGCTGCCGTAGCGCTCTCGCAGTTGCCGGGCAATCTCGTGGGCCACGGCGGCGGCAGTCGCGGCGGCAGTCGCTGCAGATCGCCTCGACCGGGCATGGGCCACCGGTTGGGCAAGCGCCACGGCACACCGCCAAGGCCAGGCGGTCGGCAGGGGTGGGAGCGAGGTCAGGTGGCCGGGGCCGGTCCATCGGCTTTCCATTGATCGCGGCCAGCTGGTTGATGTGGTCGGGGTTGGTGGTCATGGTTGAACCACCGCCGCAGGATCGGGCCGGCTGTAATCAAAGCGCCACCAGCAAGCACCAGTGGGAAGATCGTTGTTGAGGACATTCTCACGGCAAGCGATGGGCCAGCCGTTGTTGTTGAAGAAGATCACCGCCAACTCATTCATGCCCATATCGAAATAGATGTGCTGCTTGCGGGACCAGCCGCTGCAGGGTGTGGTGGCCACCCGCTCAGGCATCGGCAGGGTGGTGGTGTCGTCGATGATCTGCCGGTCGTGCTCATCCACGATCAGCTGCAGCGACCCCGGCGGGAAGTGCCGGCCCTCCTCGGGAATGTTGATGCCTGGGAAAGGTGCATGAAGCGTGAAATCCCCATCATTGATCGTGATCTGCTGCAGGGCTTCCGGTTCATGTGGAGCGCGCATCAGCAGCACCGAGCGGGCGTTATAGATCAGTCGCCGCTCCTGGCCCGCTTCGGAGGGATTTGAGTTCCTGACGGAGATCCACTCGATCCCGTTGAGCACGCCTTTTCCGAGGCGCGGTCTGCCCATGCTGTTTCGATCCAACGGCCAACGGGTCAGCCACGGTTTGAGGATGTGATGGTTGCGGTCCAGGGCCACACCAGCGAGTTGCACCTCCGGCGGTGGCCAGGACACGCTGGGATCTGCGACTCTCGATGAGGTCTGCAATGAGCGAGAGCCAGTAGGGGGTGCCATCGAAGATGTGTGCGTCGGAAAGGGGGATGAGGACCCAACCGGAGAGCTGGGCGAGCATGGTCTTGGTGATGTCCCTGCTGATGCCTTGGCCTGTGGAGTGCCCCCCGGGCCGCCAGATGCCGCCGTTGACTTCGACGGCCACCTGCGCATCCGGCCAGGCAAAGTCAGCGCGAAAAAAAGTTCTACGCGACCTCAGCCCTTCCTGCTTCTTGTACAAGGCCCAGGTGTCCCACACGGGCAGGATGAACTCTCGCTGGAAGGGCAGGCCGGGGAAGCAGAACAGCCACTGGTTGGCAAAAGCTTCCTCTAGATGGCTTGGCATTGGTAGCCTCGGTGCAATCGATCGCGATAGGGAACGGGCGAACCCAAACCAACACCGGGCTGGTGATCGGGTTAGGGGGATCGCCTGCAATGAGCGAGAGCCAGTTGGCGTGGGAAAGGGCCATCACCCGCAACAACGACTGGATGGATTCCGGCATGGTCTGCTGAAGCTCGTTGTGGCAGGCGCCGAGGGCGGCCTCGATGACCCACAGCAAGCTCTTGAAATCGTTGGCCGGGAGCTGGTCAGGGCAGCAGGGTTGAAACTGCTGCTGGCCGTAGCCGCGCTGCAGGTGAAGGCTGCCATCGGCAAACAGGGCAAACCCTGTGATGGGCTGATCGGTGGAGGAATTCATGGCTGCAATGCGGTGGGGAGGGCTTGATGCAGATCAAGCGCTGGCCTTATCGCTGTCGCTGCGATCGGTTGCGATGGGAATGCCGGAGCGCGGGCGCATGGGGATGACGCCCAGTTCCAGCTCCCGCTGGTTGGGGTCTCTGCGGCTGAGACCTCGCTGGCCCGCGTTGTAGAACCAGATGCTGGATTCCCTGGGCGGCCGAGGTGCTTTCATGACCACCTCGTCGCGGACGACCAGGCGGTTTTCGTGGCCCAGCTGCGTCACGGTCACCTTCAGGGTGATGGTGCCGGTGCCACCGTTGGCCAGTACCGCCTCGCTGACCTTGGAGAGGGCGTCGGACAGCTCGGTGTGAGTGCGTCCGTCGCGTTGGGAGAAGAGGAACTGCCCGAAGGGAGAGGCCTCCAAGGCTTCCTCGCTTTCGGTCTGGCTGTCGATGATGTCGTCGTTCATGGAGAGAGAGATCGGAGTGGATGCAGAAGGGGAAGGCCTCAGACCTTCCCGTAGAAGACGGGCATCCCCAACAGGTTGGAGACCTCGTCAACCACTTCCTTAAAGGCGTGCTCGATTGCCATCTCCGGGTCCACCAGCAGGACAGAGAGTTTCACGGCGGAGTCCACAATCCGGTAGCGGAGGCGAGCCTTCACGGCGTAGGCCTTGCCGTACTTAAACAACGGCATGGCGACGGTGAGCACCTCGGGGATGGAGATGTCAGCGCGCTCCCCTGCGGTGGCGTTGATCTGCTCCTCCCGCTTCAGCTTGATAGCGCCACTGGAAAGCCGAACGGCGCTGCTGAAATCGACGGTGGACTTGGCGTTGAAGGTCTGGGCGATCTCCAGGATCGTGGCGGCATCCGGGCTGGAGAAGGTCTCCAGGTTCAGCTCACAGAACTCGGCGAAATCTTGCTGCGCCATGTACGTGCCGCTGGCCTTCGCCCACCGCATCGACTCGGAGCTGCCGACCAGCTTCAGGTCGGCGTAGACGGTGCCCCATTCGTTGGGCTGTGCGTCGAAGATCAGCCTAACGGTGCCTTGGGCCTCGTCAGCGATGCAAAGGGCCCTGCTGCGCCTGGGCCGGTAGGCATCATCATCGAGGCCTTCGGGGTCGTTGTCGAAGACGCTCAGCACATAGGACGTGAAGCTCTGGATGCCGTGGAAGGCGTAATTGGCCTGAGGTCTGAGCCGCTTACAGCCGGCGGCATTCAGCAACTCAGGCTTTGTCAGGTCGATGGGTTTGAAACCCTCCCTGGTGCGGACGACATAGAAGTGGCCGGGGAGGAGCTCTATGGGCTCCACACCCAGCAGGGTCTGCTCGATTACGGCGTCAGCCTCGGTTCTGATCGTTGATTCGCTAGGTGGTGAGACCAGCGGCATGGGCCTGGCCGCGGCGATCGCTTTCGCCGATGTAGAGGGGGACGGGACCGCTGCTGATCTGATCGTTGATTCGCTCATGGGGATGGGGATGAAAGGGGAACAGAAGGGAAGACGGGTTGTGTTGCTGCAAATGGCCTTGGTCCGGTCCAGTCGGGTGCAGTCCCCCTGGAGCCAACCGGATCCCTCGATGGGGCCCGTTACCGGAGAGAGGCCAGCAGCGTCCACCGCTTGGTCCGAGCAGTGGGCTGGCGTCACCTGGGAGGCCACAACACGCGCAAGCGCGGCAGCACCAGCAGCAGGGCCTAGGGGCCCCGTGCTGGGGAAAGGCTGAGGCTGGTTCCTGTCATGGCGCGTTGCCCTGTGATGCGGCCGCGGCGTTCTTGGCCAGCAGCTGATCAGCGGCCAGGAGCTTCGACTCGATCTCCTGGAAGCGTTCCGGAGTGATGGCTGGATCCGTCAGTTCCTGCTCGAGGGCGCGGCGATCGTCCTTGCTGATCCACCCAGGCGGTGGGCCCTGACGAACTACGGCGGCAGGACCGCGCTGGGTGGCGCTGGCTGGGCCTGCAGCGGAGCGGGAAGGTGTCGTGACGGTCCGCACCGGTTGTTGCTGTGGACCGTTGCCCTGGCGCGCCTGGCGGGGCTGGCTGTCGCCTGAAGCGTTGAAGTCGTCATCACGCTCAGCGGCGAGGCCTAGCACCATCTGCAGGGCCAACCGGCGGCAGGTGGTGAGACCAGCGGCATGGGCCTGGCCGCGGCGATCGCTTTCGCCGATGTAGAGGGGGACGGGACCGCTGCTGACGCAACCGCCGCCGGAATGGATCAGGTAGCCAGTGACCACCGGAGTGCCGTTGTCGTCCAGCTCCTGGCGGGTGACAGCGCAGAGGCCCATGGCGGCAGCGCTCTGGCCGGCGGCGATCACGCTGGCGAGATCGGCGTAGCCGTAGGAGATCGTCCCGCCTTTTTTTGTGGCGTACTCCGCCTGGCGGTTTTCGACAAGGCGCGGCTCGGTTGCGTGCCATGCTGCAAGTGCAGCAAACAGCTGCATCTGCTGTTCTGCTGTCGGTTCGTAGTTGAGGAACTCGATCAACCGCCGCCGCTGGTCGTCCTTGAAAACGTGGTCTTGGCGGCTGGTCTGGTCGTGTTGGGCCTGCGCTTCGGCCAGCACGTGGATCTCTGAGCGGAGCTGGGCGATCACGCCCTCCTGTTTGCGAATCTGCTGGTCGTGAAAGCCGATTTGCTGGTTGGCGCGGTGGGCGAAGTCTTCCAGTGCCCTGTGGGAGAGCTGTGGACTGGCCGCGGCCGGCGCCCCGGAGAAAGGCGGTGGAGGATGCGGCGATGGCGCCCCTGACTGGGTACTGGAATCCATTCGAGCCGTTGCGAGAGAGGTTGGTAGTGCATCGGTTACGCTGCACCGATCCGCCCACCGAACATTAGCACCATTGTGACTTCGTAATGTCGCAGGTTCATGCCGTCGTGAATCAAGTCCCTAACGGCCCTCCTGGCTGCGTCATGGCCACCAGTAATGGCGTGCTTTCTGTCACAGTTCTTCATGCCACGGCTGCCGATTTTTTCTGGCAACAGCGGCAGGTGCTGACAGAAGCTTTCAGCTGCAGTGCTTTGCGCCTACTGATGCTGAGGCCAGAAAACAGCAGCGCTGAACCGATCCAGATGGAATGGAGCCGACCGCCGGAGGCCAGGCCACTGAACGATCCACCGATCAGTCGACACTGATCGCCGTTTCCGACCCCTGCTGCTTGGCTGAGGCCTTTGCAAGCTGCTGCGCCTTTCGATCTTCCAAGCGCTGCAGCAGCACCTGGGTGGCGAGCTGCTCACCCTCTACCTGCTCAGGCCCCCAGGTTTCCGTGCCAAGCAGCACCAACCGGAGAAACTTCTGCCGCTCGGGCTCCTTGCCTGGGTAGAGCTCGACGATCTGGGCCCAGTCCTCAACGATGTCCAGGCCTGCGTCGATGGCGGCTTTGCGCAGCGTGCGGCCTGAGATGCACTCCGGAGGCCTCTCTTGCTCTGCTGCGGCCTGCTTTTTGACGAGTGGCTCTGGGGTGAGGCGACTGATGGCAATGGACAGGAGCTCCTCGGGCCCAAAAACGCCCTGCTGATCGCGCAGCACGTGCGCGCTGGCGACGCAGTCCCGGAGTCGCTGATCTGTCGGTGCCGCTTGCTTGCCAGCTTGCACGGCCGCAACCCATTCATTCAGCCGCCCAAGCTCCAAGAAGAAGGTGCTGGCGAGAGAGCGGCTTTTGCGCCGCAGAAACAGGTTGAGCCCACTCGAATGCAGGCGGCTGGTCAGGCTGACCTCCCGCCAACCGGGGACATCATCTGCAGGCTCAGAGGCTGGAGTTCCGATCGCCTCCCAGACATGGCCGCGGTGGTTGACCCATTGCCCGGCCTGCAGAGACATTCCAGCGACCCACTCCGAGATCGGTTCCGAGGATCGCGCCAGCAGGGCCAGCTCAGCAAGTCGTGAGGTGACAGCCAGGCTCCAGCCGTTGTAGTCCAGCCACTGCTCGATCAACGAGCGCAAGACCTCACGGCCGCTCTGCTCAGTGATCAGCCAGTGGTCTCGAGCAACAGGCTCTGACCCTGGCGGCCTCGACATTTGCTGCTGCTGATCCATGGGTGCTCTGAGGCGTGAGGGCCGGGATCGGGTCCATCTGGAGCCGAACATAAGTGCTAGGCGAAATCACGCCGCCACCCTACGAAGCGCACTCGCAACAACCACATAGCGCCATGCAGCAGAAGCGCGGCAACGGTGTGGAATCAGATTTGAGACAGCATGGGTCCATACCATCTCGAATCCGCTACGGTCCAGATGTGCTGGTCGGTTTCCCGCAAACAACAAAGGCCCCGCCGAAACGGAGCCAGTGTTGCCCTTGCGGGCTGCGACCACCGGGCACGCTCCCCAGCAGGACCAATGGTCGCAACAGGGCAATCCTACTGCAACAGCCGCGATCCGCAGGCTCCAGGGAGTGGAACCATCCATCTCAGATCCTGACATGCCAACCAAAGATTTCAGCGGTGAGTTGCACCGCGCTCTGTTTGCACAGATTCCGCTCGACTTGCTGAGCAGCTGTGCACAGATAGGGCGCAGGAGGTTGGTATTCGTATATGCCTGGCTCTGGTTTTATGCCGGTCAAGCGGATGACGGATTCCCTTCCGTCCCTCGGCTTGCCCTGGAGTGCGGCATGAAGGAACGGGACATCAGAACGGCACTTTCGACCCTCCTCAGTGAGGGTTGGATCATCAAATCGGGCACAGGACCCAACGGGACTAACCGGTATCGGATCCGTATGGAAACAGGCCGCAAAAAGCGAACATCGAAACCCATTGCAGTGCAACGCAAGTCAGCACACCCCCTCCCCCCAGAGGGGACCCCCCCCCAGGGCCCCCCCCCTCCCCCCAGAGGGGACTCCCCCGGAAGGGGACCCCTCCCCCCAGAGGGGACTCCCCCTGGGGGGGACCCAATCAATAAACCCTTAAACGAAGAAGAAGAAATCCAAGAAGGGTTAAATGATTACTCCACTACATATATCCACCAACGCGGCGAAAAAATCGATGCCACGGCGCCAACGGTCACGACGGCCGAGCCCGTCGCGACAGCGGTCGAGATCGTGATAGCCTCAGCTCACAACGACGCTCCCCAGCGCCATGCCCAACCGGCAACCCAGCCCCCGGCAGCCGCCTCAACCCTCCCCGACTGCGCCCACCCGCACCGCCAGCTGCTGCGCGAGTGGTGGCTCAGGCGCCGCAGCAAGCACCCCGCCGCGGCCAACGAGCTCAGCGCTGGCGACATCCAGGCCATCCAGCACGCCGACGCCCTGGGGGTCCTCCGGCCGTTTCTCGAACACGCTGCCGCCAGCGGCTGCAAAACCCTCGTCACCGGTTACCGGCGTCGCTGTGAACAGCTCCGCGCCGGCCCTGCAGCCGCTGAGGCCTTCGACACCCTTCGCAGCGCCTACCTGGCGGCGCCCCGTCGGGTCCCCTGTCAATCTCTGCCCGCTGCCCAGAGAGAGTTTTCCGCCGTGCTGGCTGAGGGCCACACCGCCGAGCAGCTGGTAGCGGCCCTGGCCGCTGAAATCCGCGCTCAGGACCAGCAGCACGCCTCCACGGGTTTTGCCCCATCCCTGCCTGATATCGCTCGCTGGCTGAAGGAGCGCCGGTTCGCCGCCTACCTGCAGCAGAACCAGCCCGCCGCCCCCGCCGCATTTGAGGCCCCGATCGATCCAGAAACCGGCGCCCCAGACCCCTTCGCCTACCACCGTCACATCACAGGCCAATGACGCTCTCGCTCCCCTCAGCCCCAGCACCTGAGCCCCTAGCCCCGCACAAGCGCCGCCCAGCCGCCGGCCCCGCTTTCGTCCTGCCTGGTTTCGCGTGTTTTGCCTGCTCGGACACCGGCATCGTCGGCAACCACGACCGGGCGATCAACGAGTTCATCCCCGACTACGACGTCCTCCCTTCCGGGGAGGTCGGTCCTGGGTCTGATCCGGCGATCATCTGCTGCTGCAATGCCGCCTACCCCAGGGAAGGCCGCGGCGGCTTTCGCGATTCCGCCGGCCCTCGCCGTCTCGAGACCGCGGCCGGTCCTCGCATGGTGGGCTGTGAGCTGGATCAGCAGGCCATCGAGGCCATCCACCGCAATCGCCGCCAGCGCGCCCTCGCTGGTGTTCAGGCCACCGCTGAGCAGGCCCGCCAGTTGAAGGCCAACACCCAGGCCGCTGTCGCCGGCCTGTTGCCCTCCATGCCCGGGAGCCTCTGATGGCCACCCACATCGCCCCCGCCCGCCCGCTGCCAGATATCGGCGCCGTGCTGCTATGCCTGGAGCGTGGCTCCACTGCCGCCTATCCCGTCACGGTTGATCGGCACCTGGGCCGTTACTTCTTCGCCGGAGATCACCGTTTCCACGTCTACGACGATTGGAAGGTGGGCACCACCAGGCACACCTGGCTCACGGCCGCGGCCATGGTCTGGCTTGCCAGCCCTGAGGAGCAGGTTTCCCTGGAGAACCTCCACGAGGAGCTGGCCACGGCTTCTCGGGCCCCCTGGCAGCCCCCCGCGTCACCGGTTGGCCCTCCAGAGCCCACCGAGAACTGGTAACCCCACGCTCCCCACCCCCATGCTCATTTTCTGCAGAACCCGAGAGGTGCACCCCTTTGGTGCCCGTTGGCGTCACAAGCTCCCCTTCGGCTGGGAGCTCCGCTGGCAGCGCCCAAACCGCCCGGTCGTTGCCGTGTGCAGCCACAGCAGCTGGAAGCACGTAAAGCCATGGTGAACACCTTGTTTCGACCGGAGCCAACCACCTGGCTGCCAGCCCAGGAGCTGCCCGTTCAACCGGCCGCGGCCGGTGGCTACTTAACCCCCAGCGGAGAGGAGCTGTTCTCCGCCCGAGGCATCCTCGATCGGGTCTATCCCCCCCCTGCCCTGCAGCTGGCCCGCAACCCGGTGGTGCATCGTGCCTGCATCGCTTATGCCAACAGTCTCCACAACCCGGAGGTGAGCGGAGCGGGGCCCTGGTCGCCCGCTGTGGCGCCGTTCACCGATCAGCTCAGCACCATCGCCCCGCTTATCGGCCATCCCTTCTGGGCCAACCTGGAGGTGCTGGCAGCACCGATCCATGTGCGGCACCGCCGCCTGCCGATAGCCACCACAGCAGAGCTGCTGGTCCGTTTCTCCAATGGCGGGGAAATCGGCATTGGCCTCTGCCAGAGCGCTGCCAGCAATCAGCTTGACCCGTTCCGCATTGCCGCCGAAGTTGGAGCAGCTATTGCCCTGCTCGGGGACAGCTGCTTCTGGTGGCCGCGGCGTGCGTTCGTCCTGTTCTGCAGTCCTGAGCGCACCACGGTGGAAATGATCGATGTAGACACGGCCCTGGGCTGCTGGATCGATGCGATCGATGCCTACCGCTTCATGGCCAGAACCATGAACTGAAAGGTGCGGTTTTGAGCCCCTCGAAGCCGCGGCCGCCCATGGTGCAGGTGTGGGTCTGGTTTGTGGGCCAGGCTGAGTGGAAGCGGATGAGCATCCGGGAGAGCGATCTGCCCCTGATTGGATCGCCCACAGCACTGATCACCGTGGAGGGCGATGGGTTCCAGGCCACGCCCATGCCGGGCTGGCGAGTGACCCGGGAGCGGCCTGGCCATGGTGGCCCACCTCTCCAGGCCAGCACTTTGATGGGGAGGCCTGGAGATGGCTGAGGGAACTGTGGTTTTTCACGTCGGCACAGGCCCCGCCTGGCCGAGGCTGCAGCAGGCCAATCCGCTGGCCGCGGCCCGTGAGCAGCTGGATGCAGCGGTCGCCGGCCTTCTTGAGGCAGCCACCGCTGAGCTGAGCGGTGATGTTCTGCTCCGCAAGGCCCTGGCCGATGGCCAGCAGATGGAGCGCCATCGCGTGATGGCCCTGCTGCTAGATCGCCTGGAGCAATACCCCCGGCCCTCTGACACCCGCCGCATGCTCCTGCTCGACCTGCTGGAGGACGTGAAGGGATGAGCACCACCAAATCACTACAACCGAGGCCTGAGACCATGTTCAACTGGAGCAAAGACGACATAGCCCTCTTTGAGGCCTACGTCACAGGAGTTAAGGGAGCCCTGCCCGGGGACACGGAAGCTCTGTTTACGCTTCGAGGACTGCGGGCCGTTGAGTACCTGGTCGCTCAGCGCATGGCCTCCCCCATTCGCGCCATGACCGCCCTGGAAGCCTGCCTGGAAGTCGTGAAAGCTGAGGTAGAGCGTGCCCAGAAGTTGCACCCCGCCTGGCCCTCTGACCCTCTCCACGCCCTTGCGATCCTCGGCGAAGAGTTTGGCGAGCTCACCCGAGCCATGGTTCAGCTGACCTACGAACGGGAGAAAGTCAGCAGCCCAGCTGGCGTGGCTGAGGAGGCCCTGAAAACCGCTGCCATGGCCCTCCGCTTGCTGCTTCACCTCAACGACTACCGCTACATCCAGCGGTTTTCGGGTAAGAGGCCGACATGAGCACCACCACCACCCGCCTGCCCCTGGCCACCGCTGATGAAGTGGCCGCCCAGGTGCTGGAGCTGCTGAAGCCTCATTGCGAGCGGATCGACATCGCCGGCAGCATTCGCCGCCGCCGGCCCACCATTGGCGACCTGGAGATCGTCTGCATCCCCAAGCCTTACGACGCCTCTCCCCTGTTCTGCTCTGGCATCGCCACCGTGGTGAACCAGTGGGAAAAGGGGAAAGGGGAGCTGCCCTGCCGCTACACCCAGCGAATCCTGCCGTGGCATGGGATGAAGCTCAATCTGTTCATGCCTCACCCGGATGGCTACGGCCTCCAGCTGGCGATCAGAACCGGCTCTGCAGAATGGAGCCATCGCCTGCTGGCCGCGGCATGGGTCCGGGCCGGCTTCACATCGAAGGACGGCCTGATGCGCCGGAGCAGCGACGGGGCCATTTGCCCCACACCCTCGGAAGAGGCCCTGTTTCGGATGCTCGGGATATCTTGGGTTGATCCCACCGCACGGGAGATCAGGGGGTGATCGTCAGGGTTGGAGAACTGCGCAGCTACGAGGTCGAAGGCCAACTGCGCTACGGGGATCTTTGCACGGTGCGGGCCATCGCTGCCGTTGCCGCCATGGCCCGGGAGTTCAACATCCAGTTGAGGCATGAGCTGCACCGCGTCGACAACTTGGAAGAGATGCGCCGTGCGGAGATCCTGTCCCCGCGGCCTCTCCCGCCCCTCCTGGTGATCGATGAGGTCGGCCCCCCGCATTCCTCGGCCCCTGGCCCCACACCACGGTTTGGGCAGCTGTCCTGCCTCCGGCGTCAGCGGTCCCGATGAGCCGGGTGACTCGGGGGGAGGGAGTGACGTGGCCACAGTCCTCGATCAACTGGGTCCTGCTGGGCATTCATAAGCAGTGGATCGACAAAGCGCCGCCCGAAAAGCTGGACTCTGACCCGTTCGCCATCCCAGACGATCTTGCGGCAGAAGTAGACGGCCACCATTCGCCACTGGTGTGAGGTGGCTCCCTCCCAGGCCCCCCAGCTGCTGAACGTCCTCCCCCAGCAGTTGCGCTCAGGGGCCAACGGCTCCCCAACCTGGTCCCAGACCAGCTGCAATCGGGCTGCCATCGTCGGATAGCCCATCCGTGGCAGGCCCGCTTCATGGAGCTCCCTCCTCAGCTTCAGGAAGTCCTCCAGCTTTTGCAGCCACTGCTGCTCCCGCTGCCGCTGCATCGGCGTGCGGTGCTCGCATAGCCGGACCAGCTCCGGCAGCCGCCGCTGCAAGGCCTCAAACACCGCCCGCTTGATGGCCGCGGCCTGCACCCAATCTCGCTTGCCGCTGGGCAGCCGGCAGGCCGGGCATGCCCAGCGATGGGGCCTGGAGCAGGCCTGTCGCCTTCGGGGTCGCTGCATCCTTCGCCCGCAGCGGCAAATCATCAGGCCATCGAACAGCTGCGGCGGACTGAATTGGTAGTTCGCTTGTATTAGCCGCTCTGCCTGTGCCAGATCAATTGGATCGGCAATGCGCCGCCCTGTCTTCTCCCACCAGTACCGGAGCTTCATGTCGGTCATGCCGAGCGCAGCTCTTGCTGCGGTCCAGTAGAAGCCAGATCGCAAAAGGGCTTCCAGCCGTTCTACTGGCCCGTATCCCTGGCCTTCAGCCAGATCGACATCACCGCAACTCAGGCGGAAAGTCATCGCAGCATCTCGCCGCATCAATAGATGAGGACGCACCTTATCCACTACGTTATGAGACAGATACGGCACCACAAGGCATGGTCAAGCGCCGCACCCCCCTGGCAGCAGTCACCGCCCCGACCGAAACCACGCTGGAGGCACTGCTCCAAGACCCCACGAACGCCCGGCGCCGCACCCAGCGCAGCACCGGGATGATCGAGCGCTCGCTGCGCGAGTTTGGCGCTGCCCGCTCCCTGGTGGTGGATGAAACCGGCAGGATCCTCGCCGGCAATGGCACCGCCGAGGCAGCCGCCGCCATCGGCATCGAGCGGGTGCTGGTGGTCCCGGCCGATGGCCGCACCCTGATTGCCGTGCAGCGGACGGATCTTTCCCCAGCACAAAAGGCGGAATACGGGGTGGCGGACAACCGCTCCAGTGACACCTCGGAGTTCAACGGCGCGGCGCTGGCGGCCCTGCTGGAAGACCATGCGGAGCTGGACCTGAGCCCGTGGTTCACCGACGACGAGTTCAAGGCCCTGGTCGACGGGATCGATGAGCTTCCGGATCCACCAGCGCCCCCGGAGACCTCCCCGGGCCTGACGGTCCAGCTGGTGTTTCCTGACCAGGAGGCCCTGGTGGAGTTCCAGCAGCTGATGGGCCGCCTGGCGGAGGCGCTGCCGGAGGAGGAGAGCACCGAAGCCCGCCTGGCGCGTGCGGTGGAGGCCCTGCTAGCCCACCGGGGCCGCTGAGCCGTGGCCGCCACCGCCTACCGCCCTGCTCTGCCCGCGGTGCCCCCACCTGCTTGCCGCGGCAGCGACATGAGCCTGAAGGATCATGACCGGGTCTATACCCTCCACCAGCAGGGCGTCTCAGCCCGTGAGATCGCGGACGAGCTGGGGCGGAGCCTTAGCTGCATCTACGGGAGCCTCGCCGATTCCCGCCGGAGCCGTGGGGAGGTGCTTAGGTTCCGGGGCTTCACCAACCACCTCCAGGCCGGTGGAGATGGGATCGTCACCCAGAAGCCCCGGCTTTCGGTGGCGGTGGTGGTGCACCGCTACCTGGCCGAGGAGAGCATCGAGGCCCTGGCCAGCAGCTATGAGGTGAGCCGTGCGGCGATTCGCCGCCTGCTGGTGACGGCCGGCGTCACCATCCGGGCGAAGAGGCGCAGCGTCACCGACCGCTACCGGCCGTGGACCCACGACGAGAGCGCCACCTGCCTGCGGTTGCGGGCGCTGGGCCATGACGCCTCGCTCATCGGGCAGATGATCAATCGCAGCACCCTGGCGGTGCGCTGCTGGCTGCGGGAGCACGATCGCCCCAACAATTCGGCCCGGATGGTCGAGAGGGCCCGCCGCCGCCGCGGTGAGCTCTTGCCGGAGGAAATGCCATCGGATGAGGTGCTTGAGCAGCTGCGCAAGGGCTGGATCGAGGGCCAGACCGTTGCCGCCATGGCCCGTGAGTTCGCCATCCCATCCGCCATCGTTTCCGGTGCCCTGAAGCGATCTGGGATCCTGGTGAAACGTGGCCCCAAACCCAACCCGGTTGCGCCAGGCCGCGGCCGCCCTGCCACCTCGCGGAATGCCGCTGTTTCAGGTTCCTAACCTTTGAGCAGGAGGAACCCTGGGGTGGCAAAAAGGAAAGCCGGGGCCACCCCCCCAAAGCCACCTCAAGATCGCACCCTATCCAGGGCGGCAGAACGCAACTACCGGGTGCATGCCCTGCTGGGCATGGCGGTGAAGCAGGGCTTCGGGCCGAAGGATCTGATGGACGTGGCCATCAGGGGCTGGCGGGTCAGCCCTGCCGTTGCCTCGAAGCTGGTCGGCGAGGCCTATGAATTGGCCGTCACCAGCACCAGCCTCTACGACAAGCTGCGGATGGCCTCCATCCAGCTTTGTCGGATGGAAGACCTCCTGAAGAAGGCCATGGCCAGCAAACAGCTGGGCGTCGCCCTGGGGGTGAACCGTGAGATCAACCAGCTGATTCTCACCGTCGAGAAGTTTGAGAAGGCGCTGGAAGAGGTCGGCGACGGCGGTGCTGGGGCTGAACCCCTGACACCAGAGGAGCAGGAGGCCGAGGACCGGGCCGGTGATTTCTGATGGACTGGGACGACGAGGCCTGGGCTGAATACGACGCCCAGCTCCGTAGCCAGACCTCCTGTTACAGCTGGCCCCGGACGGGTCCCGCCGGCCTGCACATCCCCCGGAAGCAAGCTGTTCTTCGCCCCCTGCTGCAGTACGCCCCCCGCCGGGGGCTCTTCTCTGCGGCGCAACGTGTGCAGCCATGGGACCAGCTTCCGAAGCGCTGGCCCGACTTCGCCGCCCGCACCTTCATCGCCTCCCAGGGCAAGTACCTCCCCTTCGTTCCCTTCGACTACCAGCTGGATCTGATCCGCACGATCAGGACCCACCAGAACACCTACGTGCTCAAGAGCCGGCAGACCGGCGTAAGCGAGACCGTCATCTCCTACATGCTCCAGCAAGCCATCCAGCGGCCGGCGTGGACCGGGATCATTTTTTCCAAAACGGGGGATGACGCTTCAGAGCTTGCGGCTCGAATCAAGGGCCAGGCCGCATCCCTGCGCTCCGCCTGCCCTCCCCTCCCGAAGGACAGCGCTCGGAAGCTGGTGTTTCAGGGCCGCGGCTCCCTGCACTTCCTGCCCCCCACCGAGAGGGCCGCCCGGGGCATCCCGTCAGCGTCGATGATCTTCTTCGATGAAGGCGCCTACATCGAGAAGCTGGCCGGCATCGAGACCGGCGCGATGCCGACCCTGAAGATGCTGGGCATCAGGGCCCGTGCGGTCTGGGCCACCACTCCAAATGGCCGAAGCGGCCGCTTCCACGAGCACTGGAGCACAAACCATGGAGAGATCCAGGTCGGCGATCAGCTAGTCAACGGCATCCCCACCCTGCAGTGCAGCCCTAACGGTGAGTTCGCCAAGGTGGCGATCCACTGGAGCCAACATCCGCTCTACGTTCTGGATCCGGATTTTGCCGAGAACACCCGCCGCAAGTACCAGCTCACTGAGCAGCGCTACCGGCAGGAGTTCGAGCTCGACTTCGCCGCCACCGATGCGGAGGTCTACCCGCATCACTTGATCGAAGCGGCCGAGGCCATCGGCGGCCTGCAGCTGGCCACCAGGGGCCACTCTTACGTGATCGGAATCGACCCCAACGGATCCGGCGACGACGAATGGGTCACCACGGTGCTCGACATCACCTCCAACCCCTGGCAGGTGGTGGCCCGTTTCAACGACGCCCGCCGCAGCCGCGACTACGGCCTGCAGCGCACCGCCCGCCTCATCGACCAGTACAGCCCCGAGATGGTGGCGATCGAGAACAACGGCGTCGGGGCCAACGTGGGGGAGGCCCTGTCGATCCTCCGGCCCGGTGTGCCGATCGAGGAGTTCGCCACCTCCAAGCCCTCGAAGCTCCGCATGACCGACAGGGTGCTGCTGCTGCTCGAGCAGGGCGAGCTGGGGATCCCCCCGGACGACATCTACGGCAAGCAGATGCGCACCTTTCGCCAAGGGGCCGACGGCACCCGCGAGGCCGCGGCCGGCTGCCAAGACGACGCGGTCATGTCCCTGGCTGCAGCTTGTGAAGCCGGCGCCAGAACGCGGCCGATGATGGCCGAATGGGTCAAGATGGTGTGAACCCAGAACATCAGTACCTGATGATGCCCCTGTCCCGCCCCACAGACTGCGCGGCAGTCGGCGGCCCCACGATCAGCCGTGTCCAAGGCTGCATCAACGACGAGATGAAGGAGTGCGTGGTTTGCGGCGATGCCGTGGTGCACGACATGACCGAAGACTCCTTCTTCGGTTTTGGCTGCTCCTGCCCCTATGGATCACCGAAAAAGGAGGAGCGCGAGCCATGACCGTCATCTTTGAGGCGCGCAACTGCGGCACTGCCAGCAACAATCACTGGAAGGTCGAGCTGCTGGACGAGCCTGGCCGGATCCCCGGCCTGATCCGGTTTCACATGCAGACGCGCATGGCCACCCGCCTCGATCAGGTCGCGCAGTGGCTGCCCGAGGGCCGCTGGGCTGCGGGCCGCTGGAGGCCCGATCCGCCGACCGTGCCGAAGTGGCTCATTGCCAGGGTTGAGGCCGCCCTGCAGCAGGGGGTGGCGTGTGACCCACCCCCACCTCGACCACGCCGAGGAAGGCGCATAACCACCCCCAACTGCTCCAACTGCTCCACCCCGGTGCAGGACCCTGCTGAAAGGTGGCCGGATGAATCCAAAGGCACGCTCTGCCAGTGCTGCTGGGAGGCCTACTCCAGCCGGCTCTGGTGGGTAGCAGTTCACCCTCTGCTGATTCTCGAAGCGCGATGACCCACCCAATCCCCTACCAGTGCGTTACGGCCGGTGAACCGTCACGGGCCAACCCGCCCCTCTCGTTACTTGTGCGTTACAGTATGGGCATCGGGGGGGGGAAGCCCCGCCACCGCCAACCCTCAGTCATGTCAATTTTTTGTGTTTACGAGCAACAAGCCGTCTGGCTTTTTGCCAGCAAAAACGAGGCTTTGGATTTTAACCGTTCCAGATCAGAGGAACACCGATGGTCCAAGGTTTCCCCGTTTGACGGTCGCCCGTTCTCTCCCAGAGATTCCAACAGGCCAACCGAGCCCGGGCCCGGCCAGGAGCGCTGTCGCAGGATCCAGCGCCACTGCCGCAAATGGTGGCAGGCATACGAAGCCTGGAACAAGGCAGGAGGGCTAAGCAGTTCTGACTTTGCCTGACCCCCACGGGCCGCCGGGCCTGCCCCCGCCTCTCAACCAGGAGCAGCAACAGCTGCTGGATCAGTGGCAGCGAACCGCCGCTATCGAACTGAGCGAGGGCGAAGATCTCACCAACTTCAACCGCTCGGCAGCCGGCATCGCCTACATGCTCTCCAACCTCAGATCTGAGATCACCGGTGCCTCCGGCCTGCCTCACACCCTGCTATGGGGTGAATCCCCCTCCGGCCTGGGGGCCGACACCGATCAGCTGGCGGCAGCCTTCCGCCCCTTTGGCATTGCAGCCCATCGCATTGTGGCCGTGCTTGAACGCCTAATTATTCAAGCCGAGCGAGGTAGCCCCATCGGCCGCAAGCGGCGCGCACGCCGTGCCAGAGGCCGCCGCCGCCATGCCTGACCCCAGCAAGTGGGCCCGCTACCGGGCCCGGCTGGCCGGCGCCCTCCCCCCGGTGCCGCTGTGCCCCACCTGCGGGAAGCAGATCCGTGGTGCGGGCCGTGATGGCCTCTGCTCCCGCTGCTGGGCTGTCACGCCAGACGGCCGGGAAGACCTTAGGCAGCGAGTTGCTCGCTCTCGTCGGCGAGCTGCAGGGGCGAGCTGAGCAGTTTCCACCGCTTCGTCAGCACCACCAGCACCACCAGGGCCGCTTGCCTGCTGGACTTAGAGCGGCTGCCACCTCCAACTCACTAATTCGCCGGGCGGCCTTCTCCACGGTCCGTTGAAGAATTGCCTCCTCCCGGGCCAGCAGCAGTGCCTGGTGCAGCACGGCCTCAGGATTGCGCTTGAACATCTTGCGCACCTCCAGCTCCTGCACCTTGAGCCGAAACTCAACCTCCTCGGTGAGCTCAGGCACCCGCCAATGGCCCCATCCCATCTCAGGCAGCCCTCCGGCGGATTTCAGCAACTGCATCAGGGTTTTCTTCACGCCAGCGCTGCCAGCTTTCGTCTGTGAGCTTCAAGTTCAGCCATTCCGGCGTGTCCGGCTTCGACTTGAAGGGCGACTGTCCCGCTGTGCAGCGTTCGCACAGATTCACCCACTCTTCTTCGCCAGATGAATCTTCTCGACAGCCCATGTTCATGTGCTGATCGCAGAAGTATCGGCCGCAGCCATGCTCGTCGCCATCGTGCATCCCTCCGCAAACGTGGGAGAGCCCGCGATTGATGGGCGCTGAGCAATCGGGATGGTCGCAGACTGATGGGACGCCATAGCCGACGTCGCGGCCTTGTGCGTTTTCGCCGACAGCCCATCCCATCAGACCGGCCTCCGACGCTTCGGCCGGGGCCACAGCACCCGCACGGACCGAGGCACTCCATCACGCAGCTCAATGGCTCCGGCCTGCTGGAGATGCTTGAAATGGGCCTGGATCGTGGAGGTGCTGGCCAGCTCCCGCACTTGCATGACATCTCGAAACGACGGCGGAATGCCGTGCTGATCGATGTACTGCCTCACTGCGTTCAAGGTGAGCTGCTGTGATTCGCTCAGCCCGCGCTCGGTCTGGATCTTGCCTGCAGGGCCAGGGCCGTTGGCCGCTTCCGCCATGGATTCACAACGTCGTTACACCGGGATGAACTTACTCCCAACTAGCGCACCAGTGCTACGCGGCCAGCGGGAACAGAAGCAGCTGCTGCTCAATCTCAATCTCGATCACCAGCAGCTCCACCTGGTCCCCGCCGGGCTGGTGATCGGCGGCCATCAGGTGCTGCGCCATCGCCAGCGCTCGCTCCCACAGCCGTTCGGCGGCCAACCGGGTGATCCCCATCGCCAGGCCGGCCTCCTGGCAGGTGTGCCCGGCCAGCCGGCGCCTCATGATCTCCCGCAGATCAGGCCAGGGTTCAAGCGCCTCCAGCACTTGGGCACGCTCTGTGGTCGTAGTGTCCGCTGTTGTCGTTGGTGCCGCCACGGTGGTGATGTAGGCATCCCCTTCGCCATCGTTCATCAAGGAATCGAGCGAAACCACCTGCCGGACGGCGGCCGCCTGCCGCAGGATCCGCAGGTCGGCGGCGCTGAGCCCCATCCCCTCCATCGCCTCCTGATCCGTCGGTGAGCGACCCTCACGGGCTGTGAAGGCCTCCACCCATTGGCGCAGCTGGTTCATCTTCGATGCCCGCTTCACTGGGAGTCGAATCGAACCGCTGGTGTGCACCATCCGGGTCATCGACTGCCGGATCCACGGAACCGCATAGGTCGCGAAACTGAAGCCCCGCGTGGGGTCGAATTTCTCCGCCGCCCTGGTGAGCCCGATCGCACCCTCCTGGATCAGGTCCTGCGGCTCCAGGGCCACCACCGACGACACCGAGAACGAGCGGGCCTGTGTCGCCACCAGCAGCATGTTGCGAGAAACCATCTGCTCCCGCGCCCGCCGGCCGGCCCGCTGCACACCAGGCGGGGCCTCATCTGGCGCTGGATCCCAATCCAGCCACTTCCGGATGGCCCGGCCCAGCAGCACCTGCTCCTCCCTGGAGGGGATGGGCAGCTGCGCATACGCACCGAGCAGCGAATCGAGCGGGGAGCCCAACGGACTAGGGCTGATGTTCGGCCCCAGCCTATGGCGCGTAACGTCGCTTGCCAGTGATATAGCCAACTCGCCAGGCCTACCCTGGGCCTAAGCGCTAAGACCAGTGACGATCGGTTTCCTGCAAGACGCTGATTCCCGTTCTGAATGGCGGCTTGATGGCGCCCTGATCAACGTCCTCACCGGCCTGGGCACCGCAAAGGACCGAAACGAGGCGATCGGCGTCAAGGGCTCCCGGATCCTCTCTGAGTCTGCTGTCAATGCCCTCTATGAGCAGAGCTTTCTGATCCGCCGGATCGTGGAGAAACTCCCCCAGCAGGGCACCCGCAGCGGCTGGGACCTGTCGGTGGGGGATGAAACCTCCAGCCGCATGAAGGCCCAGCTCGACGATGTCGTTGGTTGGACCGAAAAGCTCCACCTGCGCCAGGGCCTGGCCGCGGCCGCCACCTACAGCCGCCTTTATGGCGGTGGCGCCCTGGTGGTGATCGCCGACGACCGCACGCCGATCGACAAACCTCTGAACCTCAGGCGGCTCCAGACCATCCACGGCTTCTACCCGATCGATCGTTGGCGCCTCTACCCCGCCGCCGGCTGGTCCGGCATCGGCGAGCCGGAAAACTACTGGTTCTGGACTCAGGCCGATCGGGAGCTGCAGAAGCTCAACGATCAGGCGGGCAGCAAGGTAATGACCAGTGCTGGCCTGGGCCTCACCGAAGCCACCCAAATTGAGATCCACAGCAGCCGGGTGATCCGCATCGAGGGGCTCCCCTGCTCCTGGCGCTCCCAGCAACAGCGGCAGTGGTGGGGGCTTTCTGTGGTGGACCTGGTCTGGGATGTCTTCAAGCGGTGGGAGACCGGTCAGCAATCGGCGGCCGACATCCTCCACGACTTCGACCTGGTGGTGCACAAGCTGCCGGGCCTGGCCAACATGCTCGCCAGCGGTGGGGAGGACAAGCTCCGCCAACGGCTGCAGGCCAACGCCCTGGCCCGCAGCACCATCGGCGCCTACCTCCTGAACGACGGCGAGGAGCTCACCAACCTCAACCGCTCGGCAGCCGGCATCGCCGACATCATCGCCAACCTCAAAAGCGAGATCACCGGCGCCTCCGGCCTGCCCCACACCCTGCTATGGGGTGAGTCCCCCTCCGGCCTGGGGGCCGACGGTCGCAGTGAACAGGCCGCCTTTGGCAACGACGTGGCCGACTGGCAGGCCCAGCACCTCAAAGAGCCCCTGCGGCGGGTCTACGAGGTGGTGATGGCCTGCGCCGATGGCCCATGGGCAGGGAAAGCCCCCCCCGCCGACTGGGAGATCACCTTCCGGCCCACCTACACCCCCACGGAAGACGAACAGGCTGAGCTGCGGTCAAAGGTCGCGACAGCCGACGCCCAGTACATCCAAGCCGGTGTGCTGCAGCCCAACGAGGTGGCCCTGGCCCGCTTCGGGAAACCCCGCTTCAGCCTGGACACCACTCTGTTGAATCGGGAGGCCGATGGATCCATCCCCCAGCCGAAGCAGCCGGAGGCGGTGGAGTTTGGCGGCAGCCTCGAGGGCGCTCCAGCGGCGGCCCCTGATGCTGCCCCTGCAGAGGAGAATCCAGCCATCACCGGCCCCGCTATCCCCGAGGCCCCCCCCCGCGCCGATTCCGACGACGAACCCTGCTGCAGCGACTGTGAAACGCGATCGCAGGAGTTGGCAGAGAAGATCAGCAGCAACCGGGCCCGCCGCAAGCGGCGCCGGGATGAGGAGCCCCGCAACGATGCCACCGGCCAGGTGGTGGAGATCCTGGGGGTGGCGATCCGCATGGATGGCCCCGGAATCGGCCGCCTGCTGGGCCCCTACGGGCAGACCCTGCCCTATCCCGTGGCGGTGGGTCCTGATCTGAGCGGTGTCTGGGAGGTGTTCGAGCCCAGCAGCGGCGCCTACCTGCTGGCCATGGGGCACCAGCACCAGCGGGGGATCCGTGATGCCATCGGCGCCGAGCCCACCATTCGCCGGATCAGTGCCATCGACCTGGTAGCCATGGGCGCCCTGTGTGATGCCTACCTTGCCGGAGATAGGGCAGAAGGATGAGCCTGGCGGTTTCGCTACAGCACCGGCTTGATGCCCTCAGGCGGAAATGCACCACCGGCTATGGGTGCGGCAGCAGTTGCATCAGCCTGCGCAAGGAATGCCGCACCAGCCCCCGCAGCGCCATCGGGAAGGAGCGGATGAAGCGGCTCCTGGAGCTCGCCGGCGGCGGGGCCTCCTCCCAGCGGGGCATTGCCCCGGTGAAGGGGAAGGAAGCCGGTGATCTTGCCGGCAGCATTGCCACCCGCCGGGGGGAAAAGGCGGGCCAACTGAAGGGCGCCCGCCAGCAGGCGGCGGCTGAGAAGGCCCAGGCAGCAGCAGAGAAGCAAGCGGTTGAGGCTGCAGCAGCCAAGGCAGCCACGCCCCCCTCCAGCACTGGCACCGGCATGGCCCCAGCCGGCACGCCCCGGGGAGAAGCCGATCGGGCAGCCAAGGAAGCGGACCCCGACTACAAATTCGCCCGGGCATCGGCCGTCGGCAACGCAGGAGAGGACATCGGCGACTCCGCCCGCCACAAGCGCAACGCATTCCGCACCATCGAAGAAGCCGAGGCCAGCGGCCAAGTGGAGAAGGTTCTCACCAGGGACAACCTGATGAAAAACTTTCCCACCGACCTGATCAGCGGTGCCAGCGAAAGCAACATCCTGTCCCGCCTGGAGGCTCATTTCAGTCTCAAGGCCTTCCCCAGCCTCTCACCCAAGGACGTGGACTCCTACGTCAAAACGCAGGAGCGCTTTCAAGACGGCGAAAGAACATATGCCGGCCGTCAAATACAAGAAGTTGATGCAAAGACCGTTCGCAAGCAATACTTCGATGCTTTCCAGTCCCTCCGCAAGGTCGTCGACGATGGCAAAGACTCAGAGCCAGGCGAGCTGAGGAAACAAGTACAAAGGAAACTATCAGACCTGATCTCAGAGATTCGAGGACAGGAAGGCACCGGATATTTCCGCACCTACAGAGACCCTTACAACCCAACCGCCAATGTACTAATCTCCATGCAAAGGCGCATGTATCAAAAAGGCACTACAAGTGTCCTTGGGCAGATGAATGCGTTTGCTGTTGCCCTGAAGAAAGAAGGGCAGATGGTCGAAGCCAGGCCAACCATGGAGCGAGCCCTGGATGCTGGCACCAAGATCATGGAGGGCTCCAGCATGGCCGCGGCCTTTGGCCAGCAAGGCAACGGCAAGTGGCGCTTCAACCCTGCCGACCACTACGTCGGTTATGCACGGCGCGAGGGTGGCCGCAATGTGGGAGGCACCCCTGACGCGGCAACCGACACGATCGTGAAAGGCCTCGGGTTCCGGGGTCTCCAGTACGGCAACTCAGTCACAGACGACGAGCGAAAGCACCACGTACAGAAGGCGGCTGAGGCCCTGGTGGACCTGGCAGATGCCACAGGCCTGCCTGACAGCGCCATCGGTTTGAACGGAACCCTTGGCCTGGCCGTCGGCGCCAGGGGCCGCGGCGGCGCCGTTGCGCACTATGAACCAACCATGAAGGTCATTAACCTCACCCGCAAAAAAGGCGTCGGCAGCCTGTCCCACGAATGGGGCCACGCCCTGGACAACTACGCCGCCGGCGGGGGAAGCTTTTTGTCGCAAAACAGTGGTGCGCCAGAAAAGCGTGCCGCAATGAACGAGGTGAAGAGCGCCTGGACGACAAGCGGCTTCACGCGACAGGTGTATGACTCAATTCGCGAGGTCAAAAAGGCCGGGGGCCAGCTCAGTGACGATTATTGGCTGAGTGATGTGGAAATGTTTGCCCGGTCGTTCGAGGCCCACGTCTCACTGAAGCTGGAGAAGGCTGGCAGATCCAACACCTATCTCACCAGAGAGTTTGATGACTCTGGGATGAAGAAGGGCAATGCAGCAGAGCGGCGCCTGGGTGATGGCCTGTGGCCCACCAGGAAACAGGCCGAGGCGATGGAGCCCATGTTTGATGCCCTGCTGGCCCAGATCAAGAAGGATGACTTTCCAGGAGCCAGCAACCGCCGGGACAGCCGTGAGCAGCGGATCCAGCGGCTGCTCCAGGAGGCCTACCAGGCCGCTGCCGCCGATCAGCGAGCTCATGCGAGGACGCTCCAGCAAAGGAGCGACGCCCTGCGGGCAAGCTGCACCCCCTTGAATGGCTGACCGCTCAATCGAGCTGATCGAGCAGCTCGACCAGGAGCTGCGGGGCCTGGAGGACCAGCAGCTGCGCAAGCTCCGGGGGATCTTCGATGAGGCCCTGCGCCGCACCATCCGCAGCCTGATGGACCGCCTGGAGCGGATCGAGGCGCAGCCCGACTACGACCCGGCCACCACCCCCGGCGCATTCCTGGGCTCCACCCCGGATGGCCAGGTGCCGATCACCCCGTTGCAGAAGAACCAGGCCAGCCTCTACCTGCAGGGCCAGCTGGCCCAGGACTTGCAGGTGATCATCAACCGCTTCCCGGCCGATCGGGCAGCCAATGCAGCACTGAACCGCGAGCTGGCGGAGCTCTACAACAAGGCCCAGGACCTGGGGACCGAGTACGCCCTCGAGCTGTCGCGGGACATGCTCCCGCCGGCCGCCGTGCTCAGCAGCCGCCACCCGTCGCTGCAGGATCCCCAGCTGCCACCGGCGGCACCACCCCCCCCCACCGACGCCCCGGCCCCGGGCAGCCCCTACCAGGAGGGGCAGAGCTTCACCAGGCTCCTGAACCTGGGGGCCGTCATCGCCGCCTCTGAGCGGGACTTCAGGACCCTCAGCGCCAACTACCGCCGCCAGCGCAACGCCGCCACCTCCGATCGGGTCTGGGCCTCGAAGGACTACTTCTTCCGCTGGTGGAGGGACTGGGGTGATGCCGTGCAGTTCGAGACCGCCACCCAGATGGCCACGGGCGTCGACAGCCGCGCCCTGGCCCGCAACCTCAAGGCTCGCCTCCCCCACATCAACGACGCCTTCAGGAACCGGGCCGAGACCGTGGCCCGCACCGAGACCCACATTGCCGCCGGCGAGGCCAGGGAGCGGACGTTCCGCCGCGTCGGCGCCGGCTTCGTGCGGTTCGTGGCCACCGCTGACGATCGGGTCTGCGAGTTCTGCGCCCCCCGGATGGGATGCCTCTACTACGCCGGCAGCGTGAAGACCCCGATCCACCCCCGCTGCAGATGCGCCCTCTCCCCGATCACCCTGGAGTCGTTGGTGATCCAGAACCAGCTGGCGGCCAACCGTGGCGAGCGCTGGGAGGATCAGCAGCAGGCCCTGGCCGCGGCGACCCGCGAGAAGTTCGAGCAGGCCAACGGCATCAGGCCGTACCGGCCGATCGGCGGCACCGGCGAGCCCCGAGGGCCTCGGGACTACCCCCTGATGGAGCGCACCGCCCTGCCGGCCACCACCCCCAGGCTCAACACCGAGAACAATCCCGCCAACGGTGGCGCCCGGCCCTGGCCATCAGGGGATCCGGTCTGGACCCCCTCCAGGGGCTGGATCAATGCCGCCGCTCGCGAGGCCTACGAGGCCATGGTCATCGAGGTGGCTGAGCTGGAGGTGTGATCAGTCCTGATCTCAGGCATCGGGTCGAGGCCGTAGAGCTGGCGGAAGGTAAAGACAAGTCCGTCCGTTGCCTCACGATGACTCCACAGCCAGCTTGCAACCGCGGCCGGCAGGTAGTCGGCTGACACGCTGACGCCGGGGAAATCCTTGTGGACCAACCACGCTGAGCCGAGGCCAGTGACGTGCTGCCTAAATCCGCGGGCGATCCATTCCCCGCCCGTTGGCGGTTCATTGATCGGTTGGGCTGCATCAGTGACCATGGGGAGCGTGCAATGGGGGGGGAAGGGGGCCGGATGTTCAGCGATGCGGCGGTTTCTTTATCTCTTTCAGAGATGAGTCGAAGATGTAAGGGCTGTCGATCTTCCCAGCCTCGACGGCGGCGGCAGCGTATGCCCGGCCAAACTCAGCAAAAGCGTATTCGGCCTGCTTCATTGTCGCCAGGACCTGGTTCATCTGCTTGCCAACCGACCGAACAACTTCGGCGTAGCGCCGGATGCGTGCAGAGAACAGCTCCTCAGGCTTCGCAGGCCAGAGCTTGTCCCACTGCATCTGGCCCCAGATGGTGCCGCATCTTAAGGGGGCAGTGTTGACCCAGTGGATGCGACCGATCCGGCCTCCGGTGCTGGTGAAGGAAATGAAGGTGTCCATGGGGAGCGTGCAATCGGGAAGGGGTGCCGGATGGGCCCCGGCGGGCCGTGGATGATCAGGCCTCGAGGGCCTTGCGGACCTGGTAGCGGGTGAGCCCCAGTGTGCCTGCAATCTCGCGCTGGCTGAGCCCCTGAGAGGCGAGGTGCCAGATCGACAGCGGGGCGACGTTGGCTGCCGTGCGGGCCGGCGGCGGGGCTGGGGCCAGCCGCTGAACGACCATCAAGTCGCACCCGGGCCGGCGCTGAACGATCGTCTGTACCGTTGCCGAGCCTTCTAGGCCTGCGAAGTCGATTCCGACGACCATGGCGGGAGCTGCCGAGGAATCCTCGGTAGCTGAACCTGTAAGCCCGGCTTTCAAGTTGCCCCCTGGCAGCCCCAGACGTGCCAGGCCGTGAAGCTGGTGCTTCTGGGCCCAGGCCACCAGCTGGTGCCAGCTCTCGCCGGCCATGAAACCCAGCGTGTAGATCAGGGCCACCACCGCACCGATGCGGCGGGCAGCGGCATGGAGCGTGGGGCCCCAGTCGGAGGAGAGCCCCCGGGTGATGGTCTTCAGATCGGGAACGGTGATGCAGATCGTGGTCATCGGTCTTTCCTATGGCGATTCCGGCGGCTGCTCAGAGCCTGCGCGGGGTGGGTTGTAAGGCGGTTTCAGCAGGGCCACTCAGGGCTCTTCTGCTGACCCAAAAACCGTACCACGTTTTGCTGTGCGATGGGCACGGCTCAGGACAGGCACGGATTATGCACCAGCCCCCAGACCCCTTGCTATCACTGGCTTGGCACTACGACATCCGCGAGATTGACGAGGATTTGTATCTTGCAGTTCTGGCCTATCGTCGCAGTCAAAACGCAGCCACTGACAGCGATCTGAGCGGCACGGCAGCACGGCCTTAAGGGACAGGAAGGGACAGCAAGGGACTGGAAAGACGTACGTTATGCACGGCCCGTGCATAACTGCCAGGTCTGCTCCCCGGACGTTTCGTATTCGCCGCCCATGGCATCGATCACCGCCCAAAAGGGCCGGCTCTACCTGCTGGCCAACCTGCCGCGACGCGATGGGGCTCCAGGGCTGCGGCAGTCCCGCATCGCCCTGAAGCTGGACGACACGCCGATCAACCGGCGCGCCGCCTTGAAGCAAAAGCAGACCCTGGAGCGGCAACTGGAGGAGGGCTCCTTCGCCTGGGCCTACTGGCTGGACGAGGCATCAGGGACGATCACGTGGCGCGAGGCCATTGCCAGGCTCTACCGGGCTCGGGTGGTGCTCGGCCGCACGGGGCAAAGCACGTGGGAGATCAACTATCTGGGGAGGCTGCGGCAGATCCCGCCGACCAGCGCCTGCACGACCGCCAGCATGGCCAAGGCTCTGGAGCGCTACGACCGCAGCACGTGCAGCTACAAGGAGCTGTTCTACCTTCTGCGGCATCTGGCCAGGTTGGTGGCGGTGCCGTTCCCGGAGGTGCCGTTGCCCACCTACAACCAGGCCCAGTTGGTGGCGGTGCCCACCGACGAGCAGATCATTGCGTGGGTGGAGGGGGCGCCCGATCCGGTGCGCTGGTACTGGGGAATGATGGCCACCTACGGCCTGCGGCCCCATGAGATCGAGGGGGCGGTGCTGATCAATCGCGATCTCTGCCAGGTGGCCGAGGGCACAAAGACGGGTTTCAGAACGGTTGTGCCGCTGCCCCGTGAGTGGGTCGGGCTGTTCGGGTTGCGGGATCGGCGGTTGCGGCCTCGCCTGGAGGGGAGCACCGATCGTCCGGATGCGGTCAGCAAGTGGTTGCACAAGGAGCTTCGGCGCCAAAGGCTGCCGTGGCGGCCTTACTCACTGCGCCATGCGTACGGCGGGAGGCTATGGCGAGAGGGCGGCAGCAGGCTTGACATCTACACCGCTGCTCGCCTGATGGGTCACACCCCAGGCCAGCACTCCCGGACCTACCGCGCTCACATTCAGCCGCATCAGGTGGCAGAGGCGGCGGAAAGGGCGTTAGGGGGAGGCTGAGGGCTGCCCCACTCCCGGCGCCACCGCCGCAACATTCACCCGCACGCAGCGCCTGCTGCTGCCCACCGGCGCCAGGTCGATCAGCTCCCGGCCCCAGCGCCAGCGGGACTTGCGGTTGGCGTCGGCTTCGTGGATGAGCCTTTTGATATGGCGTTCGGAAACCCTCAACGCCTCAGCGGCTTCCGTGACCGTCAGCAGCACGCGAGCGGCCATCAGTGGCACTCCTCTGCGCGAGGCGGTAAAGGTGCGTTGTAGTCGAGAAACAGGACACCCCCTGCGTCGCCCTCTTGACTCCAGCAGCGCAGGGCGTAAGCCTCGGTTGGCGTTTCCGGCGTGATCGTCAACACGCCTTTCTCGTCAACACGCCTTTCTCGTCAATTTCGGCTTTCATGACTGCACCCCCGGAACATCAAAAAAGCGGAGCTGACCCTTGAAGGGAATAAACTCCAGCGGCTTTGGACCGCTCAAGACAAACCCATAAGGGCCTTGAAACCATGGTGAATCAGACTGGTAAACGCAATCAGTAAGATTTACGCTGCCAATGATGCCGCCGCGAGGCAAGTTGCCTGGTTCAAAGGAATCAAGCAAGTGTCCAATCCTGCACAAGCCATTGGTATCGGCATAATCCATCGCATCTAGGTATTCCCTTTTTGTCATGCCTTTAGCCGCATGGATCAAGATCCGCCCTCGCACTTTTGTCTCCCATGTGCGGTTTTCGATGTTCTTGCCAGCCAGCAGGATCAAGCTGGCCCATGGCTGGCGGATGGATAGGGCAAGGGTCATGGCTGCCCACCCTCCCCCAGCGTTGCCAGGAAGCCGCGAACCACGGCCTTGCCCTCTGGCGTGTCCAGATCAGCGGCCCGAGCCTCAGCCAGGGTCGGCGGGAGCGGCGGGGGGCTCCAAAGGCTGTTGGCGATGGCCCGCATTTTGTATTCGATTAAAAAGCCTTTGATAGCCGTTGACTGCGACTGGTCCATCGCCTCATGCATAAAGGCGGCGAGATACCGGCGATGCCAGCCAGGTTGGCTTGGATCAAGATGGCGATCCGCTTCGTGCAGTGCCCTCTCGGCCTCCGGCGTCAGCGCCGGGAACACTTCGTGCGGGCTCATGCCGCTAGCCCCTGTACGTGCAGGGCGGCGCGGATGCCCATGTCGGCGCCGAAGGCCCGGCAGATCGAACCGGCCGCGGCCCAGGCCGCAGTGCCCACGCCGGCATGGGCCGGCGCCGCATGGCAGGCGCCGAGCGTCAGCAGGGCGGTTGTGATCGCAAAGCGGAAAAACGATGTCATTGATCCGGGTCGGCTCAGTCCGGGGATGATCGGATCATACCCCCACAGTCGAACTGATGTATTGTTGTTACGCACTCACAACGTAGCGATCTCATCATGCCCACACTCCTTCTCCCCGTTCTGCCAAAGCCCGCCTCTCGGCCCCCTGCGCGGGTTCTACATCCCCAATTCCGGGCCCGCCGCCCCCAACGATCAGCCCCTGCCCCTTGCTGCAATGCCGGCCTGATTGCCATCTGCCTATCTGGTGTGGTCCTGGTCGCGGCGCTGGTGGCTTTCTCGATCGTGCGGGACATGGCGGCGCTTAATGGGCCTGCACAGCCCATGGCCGCTCCGCTTCGCCCGTGAGCTGCGGCCACAATGGCAAGGCCCTGCATTGGCATTGCCAACCAGGGTCATGCCTACCGTAAGAGCGATCCACAGTCGCCATCCATCCACCGTCGCCATCCATGAGCCGTAACGAATGCGCCTACGCCGCCCAGCACTTCCTGGCCTTCCTGAAGCAGGTCGGCCCGATCGAAGCGGCATGGGCCATGAACACGGCTCTCAAAACGCTCGTGGATCTGCCTCCAGGCAATGACCACGTGGCCGCGGCGGAGAAGGCCCTTGAAGAGGCGCTGACTGAGTTTGATGAGCTGGCCCAGGATGCCAGCAGCGAGCCAGCAGACGGTGGTGGAGAAGCGCTGCTGGCTGAAGGACTCACACCAGAGCCCACCGCCAAGAAATCCGGCAAGGCCAGCTGATTGTGAGGCCTAGCCTGACGCCAGCTGCCCGCCAGCCGTGACACAGCCGCAAATCCTCACGCTCAGTGCGGTCTATGAAGGCACGACGTGGGAAGGAATTAACTCGGTAACGCTGGAGCAGCCGGTCGGGACCCCGCTGAACCTGACCAATGCGCAGCTGCGCATGGTCTACCGGCGAGTCGGTGAGAACCTGGAGAGGTTGAATCTTGTTGTTGGCGCTGGGATTCAGCTCACCAATGCGGTCGGTGGCGTCTTTCGAGTTCTCCCGCAAATCCTGCCATTGACGGCAGGAAGTTATTACTGGGAGATCATCCTTACGCAAGCCAGCGGAACGATCATCCCGCTTTTTGCTGGCACACAGGAGATCACCAGGCTTGGGAGGGCGTCGTAACAGTGGATATTTCGGCAGTTGTTGTACTGGACGAAACCACCCTCCAGGCCACGGTGAACCCACCGCCTGGGGGAGGAAATGGCGAAGGTGGCGCATCTCTGAGCGATGCCACACCCCAGGCCCTGGGCCCTGCAGCCGCTGGCACCGCTTTGACAGGCAGCCGCAGCGACCACCGCCACGCCATGCCCACGGCTGCCGAAGTTGGCGCGGACGTCAGCGGGACAGCAGCGGCGGCAGTGGCGGCCCACGCCGCCGCGGCGGACCCCCACCCCAGCTACACCACCGGAGCAGAGGCAGCGGCAGCGGCCCCGGTGCAGTCGGTGTCGTTGTCAGCGCCCAGCGGCTGGAGCACCAGCTCCACCAACACGGGCGGCGGCGTCACCCTGACACTGGGCCTCCCCACGGGATTCAGCCTGCCCTCCAACACCAGCCAGGCCAACTGGAACACTGCCTTCAGCGAGCGGCTCCGCTGGGACGGCAGCAATACGGGGCTGAATGCCGCCACGGGGCGGACATCGCTCGGGCTTGGCTCAGCCTCGCAGCGCGATGCAGGCACAGCCGCCGGGAACGTCCCGGTGCTGGATGGAGCAGGCTTGGTGCCCTCGGCACTGTTGCCAGGGTTTGTTGATGATGTTCTTGAGTTTGCGAACATCGCCGCGTTTCCTGCAACGGGCGATGCCGGGAAGCTCTACATCAGCCAGGCGACCAACCGCCAGTATCGGTGGTCTGGGTCGGTCTATACCGAGATCAACCCGTCGCCGGGCTCTACCGATGCGATCCCACAGGGATCGGTCAATCTATATTTCACAACCGCACTCGGCCAAAGCGCTGCGTTTTCCTGGTGGTCTGGCTACCGCTCAACGATTGGCGACCAACTGGCCACCGCTGCCAATGCTGCAGCAGCCCGCACAGCCATCGGCGCAGGCACCAGCAGCCTGGTCGTCAGCAGCAGTGCCCCCCAGCCCCTGGCGGCCATCGCATCGGCAGGTAGCACAGGGCAGGCGGCAGACGCAGGGCACGTCCACCAGCGGGACACCGATGTGCTAGTGGTCAATTTAAGCGGCAGCGCCTCCGATCCAACCGCAGCAAACACGATCGAGACGTTTAGATTTACGTTCGCTGCTGAAATCCTGGCATCAGAGCTAAGCTCTGAAACCGTGGCGTCAGGATCAGCATTTCAGGTTAATGCTCGCCTAAACGCAAGCTCAATCTATAGCGTGCGACCTCAAATAGCGATTGGAAGCACAGCTGGCAGCTCGGGGACTTTGGCAATTACAGCGGCGGCGATTGGTGACGTTTTGCGATTTGATATATCTCAGGCTGGGGGCGGGTGCCGCCTAGCAAAACTATATTTAACTATAAGGAGGACCGCGTAATGTCTAACAACTTTGTCCTACTTGATACCACCACAGGCTTGATCCGCGACTACCCCCGCCGGGATGATGAGCCTGTCGAGGGCCTTGATCCTCGTTACGAGGTGCTGCGGATCGTGCGCGAGCCAGCGCCTGAATACGACCCCGCAACGCACAGCCTCGGCGAAACCCGCACCATCGACCTCGAGGCCGGGGAATGGCGCTGGGGCTGGCTGGCTGCACCGCTGCCGCCGGTGGCCCCGCAGCCGGATTGGCGCATCTTCAAACGCACGCTCCTGGCCCACCCTGCGATCAATCTGCTGTTGGGTGGCAGCTTGGCAACGGCCCCGGCGGCTGGCCTGAGCCTGCCCGCCACTCTGTTGGCCGCTGCGGGCGGTGGCGATGTAGACGACTTCCGGGGCGCATGGGTGGCGCTGCGGCGCCAAGGGCTGGTGACCCCCGAGCTGCTCCAGGAGGTGCGAGGCCTGGCTCTGACGCTGCACCTCCCCGAGGCGTTCCTGGCCGCCCTCGGCGGGGCTGCCCGTCCGTCCGCGACGGCGCTGGGGCAAGAGTGGGTTGATGCCGCCGGGGATCTGTGGGTCGTCGTGCAGGCCCGCGGCGAGGATGGTCAGTTTCTGGCCGACGACCTCACCACGCCCGAGCGTGAATCGCTGGCATGGGAGAGGCAGGCATGAGCGTTATTTGGATTAATTCCGGGAGATTTTCGGCGGCGCCAACTCTATGGACCCTCGCAGACACAGCCACTGAGCTACTGCTGCTGCCGGACGAAGAGGGGACGATTACAGCTACATCGGGAGCGGTAAGTCAGATACGGGACTTCAAGAACAACGGCCGGGTATTTAACGGAGCTGCTGGAAGTCGGCCCACTATCACGGCAAATGCGTTAAATGGTAAGGCTTGCCTTACCTTTAACGGATCGCAATGGCTTACCTTTGCAGGCTTGGCATCAGTATTCAATATGCTACATACAGCCGCCGGAGCTGGTTCAACGGTCGTTGCCGTGTGGAGAGCTGGAACCAACAGCAACCCTAACGCTTTTTACGGCTTGTTAGGGAACAGTGCCTTTGGAACACCAAACCATGGCTTTGCCATGGGTTTTGACGACAGGCTGAGCACTATCAGAAACGACTCGGTGCTTGCCCAGATTGTTCGCGGCGTCTCTGGCCAGCCTACAGCGCAAAACGCATTAGCGGATAATACGCACCCAGCAAATACACCTACAATAATTGTCCATACGTCTAACCCCGCTGCATCCCTTCCAGCCGATAGGTCCATACTCAGGATCAATGGCACAGAGTTCAAAAAGAATATAGCCATAGGTGCCGCATCTACGGCAAACGCTACGCATCCGCTGCAAGTCGGTGCAGCCGGCGGCAATGTATTCCCGCTTGTCGGCGATGTATTCATGCTTGGCATTTTGCCGCCTGGCACCACCCAAGACACCATCCTGCGGGCGGAAGGCTACGCAGCCGGCCCGGTGGCCGGGTGGAACCTGCAGAGCAACCTTGCCGCAGGGCACCCCTGGAAGTCCGCCGCCCCAACGTGACCCCGGCGGCCAATCCTCCCTATCACCATGCCCATACTTGACTCAGAACGCTGCAGGCCCTGTGGATCGACGAACTGAAATGGTGCAGCTGGCCACTGAGCTGCTGAGTGAACAGATCCGCCCGGTGCGGATCGTGTCGATCTCCGATGCCGGTGGTGAGCCCCAAGGCGAGTTCGTATCGAACCAGACGCGATTCACCTTCAAGTTCACCAAGGGCGGAATGGTGACCTACAAGCCCAAGGGCCAGGGCGGCGGCGGCCGGGAGGACAGCGATCTCCAGGCCCGGATTGAGCGCATTAAAACCCGTCTCGGAGCATCGTGATGAACTGGCTCGATGGACTGCTGGAGCCCCTGCTGGATCGCCTCGCCCTGAAGCTGGCGCTCAAGGTCCGCGCCCAGCTGGATGGTGCGATCGATGCCGCGCTAGATCGGGCGGAAGACCGGATCGACACGGCCTTTGAGGGGCTGGAGGAGCGGCTGCAGGCAGCTGCCACAAAGCCCATCGCGGAGCTGAAAGCGGCGCTGGCGCCGGTCATCACCTTGCAGCAGCAGCTCCAGGGTGATGTCTGGTCGAATGCTGCAGAGATCCAGCAGCAGGCGATTGAGGAGGCGGCCAAAGCTGCCGGGATGATCCCAGCCAAAGAAATGGAGGGCCAGATCGGCTTCGCAGTGGCCTCGGCGCGTGCTGCCGCGGTGGATCACCTGCGCAGCCGCTTGACGCCGCCCCGGCCGTGGAAGGAGATCCCTGATCGATGAGTCGCCACCAGTCCCTGCTGGATCGCCTCTCGGCCATCGAGGCCCAGCTCGTCTCGACGAACCGGCAGGCCCTGCCCCGGCGGCCCATGGCCCTGCGGCATGACGCTGGCGATCGGGTCTCCCCGGTGCTGCAGCAGCTACTGGCCGAGGTGCTTCCCGGCGCCCTGGTGCTCGACTGGCGGCAGGAGGGTGCTGCCCATGCCGGGCGGATGGCCGCCGATGGCCTGGTCTTTCAATTCCGTGTCGATGCCGAAGGCGTCGGCTATCGCCCCGCTTGGGAGGGGGTGCTGCAGCGTGGCTGGGAGCTGCGATCGGATTCGTTCCTGCAGCTGCGGGCCCCCGGCTCCCGGATGGACTTCCGCCGCACCCGGGCCGGCAGTGGCCAGAAGCGGAAATGCGCCACCGGCTACGGCTGCGGCAACGCCTGCATCTCCCTCCAGAAGGAGTGCCGGATCGCCCCCCGTTCAGCGCTCGGCAAGGGCCGCCTGCGGCGCCTCCAACAGCTGGCTGCCGCCGGCGACCAGTCGGCCGGGGCCACCGCCAGCCAGGTGCAGGCCTCCCGCGGGGCGGCCGCAGCGGCCCTGCAGAAGGACCGCACCACCCAACGGGTGCAGAAGCTGCTCGAGCGGCCGGAGATTGCCGAGTTCCTGCGCACCGGCAAGCTCCCCGCCACGGCCAACAGCTCCACCGAGCCCGGGACCGTCCGGGAGATGAAGCCAGGGGAGATCGGCTTCGATCCCTCCCGGTTCCAGTACAAGCTCAACGCCACCGCCACCACCGGCGAGGTGGGCAGCCTGTCGGGGGTGCGCAAGTGGGACGCCAACCTTTCCGGCGTGATGGCTGTCTGGAAGGACCCAGGCGACGGCAAGGTCTACGTGATCAATGGCCATAACAGGCTGGCCCTGGCCAACCGCCTGGGGGCGGAGGCCGTCACGGTGCGGTTCCTCAATGCCGCCACCGCCACCGAGGCCCGGGCGATCGGGGCCCTGCAGAACATCGCCGAAGGGGCAGGCTCCCCCATGGATGCGGCCAAATTTTTCCGCGACACCGGCATCAAAAACCAGCAGGACGTGGAGGCCCGGGGCCTGCCCCTGGGCAGCGGCCAGGCCGCGAAGGGGCTGAGCCTCAGCAAGCTCCCCGGCGACGTGTTCAACGCCGTGGTGCGCGGGGACCTGACGGAGAACCGCGGGGCGATCATCGGCGGTAGTGGCCTCGATGACACGAAGCAGCGGGAGGTGTTCAAGATGATCGGCTCCCGCAAGGCCATCACCGATCAGACCCTGCAGGAGCTGGTGGAGCATGCCGCTGCCAGCGTGCAACGCACCCAGACCACGATGAGCCTGTTCGGCGAGACCGAGGAGGCGAAAGACAACTTGATCACCCGGGCCAAGCTCTCCGCCTCCCTGAAGGCCAAGATCAGCCGCGAGAAGAGGTTGTTCGCCACCGTCAGCAAGGCCAAGGCCGCCACCAGCCTGACCGAGAAGGGGGGGAACGTGATCAATCAGGAGCAGAGCGCCAAGGTGGCCGGCGAGGCCAGCGAGGCCCTGGGGGTGTTCGAGCGGCTGAAGAGCAGCGCCGGCCCGATCAGCTCTGCCCTCAACCGTGCCGCCGATCGGGTGGAGGCCGGCGAGGCCGAGGCCACGGTGCGGAAGGAGCTGGAGCGCGATGTCTTCGCCGCTGTCGAGCAGGAGCTGGTGTCGGTAGGGCTGCGCAAGCGGCCCCGGGCCGACAGCCTGCAGGAACGGATCGATGCCCTCAAACGGAAATGCAGCACCGGTTACGGCTGCGGGTCGGCCTGCATCAGCCTCCGGAAGGAATGTCGCACCACTCCCCGCAGCGCCATCGGGAAGGAGCGCATGAAGCGGCTGCTGGCCCTGGCCCAGGGCGAAATCAAGCCCAAGGGGATAGGTGTGCCTAAAGCAGCCGAAGCGGCCACCATGGCGGCTGATCTGCAGGGTCGGCGCACCGGCCAGGCTCAGGAGCTGCGATTCCAGCGCCAGGCTGCTCGTCGAGCCAAGGCTGGTCAAGAGAAACAAACCAATCCCTACCGGCCAACTCCGCAAATTAAGGAGGGCGTCACCTTAAAGCCAATGAGCATCGCTGCAGGAGGCGATACAAACTACGATCCAGCAGTAGAGAAGAGAAAAGCAGCGGGTGGCCTGAAGTATTACCGCACCCAGCGTGGAGGAGCCACCAAGCAAAACTACTTTTTCCGGGATCGCCAGGCAGCAGAGCACTGGTACGCAGACCACAACGCTAAAAGTGACGCGGATGCCGAGGAGGGCACCCATAATCGCCGTGGCAACGAGTGGCAGGCCGAGTACAAGGCCTCCTATGTGGGCAATCGAAACCTTCTGCGAGACACCAGCGACCGCGAAGTGCTGGAGACAGTTGAGGCCTTTGCAGCTGCCGGCACAGCAACAAGAGGGGGGACCGCAACAGATGTGCGCATCGGTGGCAACAAGCATTCCAGGCCGATTCGAGAGGGCACGTTTGCAAATGGGAACGCATCAGAAGGCTCACCCCAGCCGGTGCTGACCAACCCCGGCCGCCAGGATCCCGGCCTAGCCCCCAACGCCAAGCAGCCAGGCCTCAACGCCCAGGACGTGACCACCAGCAAGCAGCAGGCCGCCTTCGCCCGGCAGCAGCAGCAGGCAGCCCAGGCCGCCGGGGATCAATCCGGGGCTCAGGCCTGGCAGAAGGAGGAGCGGACGGTGGAGCGCAACCGGCTGGCCACCGCCATCTCCAGCAGCAAGCAGAGCCAGAGCTCGCTGTTTGGGGTCACCGAATACGACGAGACCATGCCGCTGTTCAAGGGACAACCCGCCAGCACCCCCAGCACCGGCGGAAGCCTGGCCGTCCAGTCCGGCGGTGGAGCAGCCGCCCGGCCCACGGCGGCCGGCCCTGCCTCCAAACCCGGCAGCGTCTCACAAGCCCTCAAGCAGACCCTGGGGGCCCTCAGGGCCGCCGACGCCCGGCAGATGGGCATGATTGCTGAGCAGCTCTTCGAGGCCGGCTGGACGATCGACCGCCGCACCCGCTACCGGGGCATGAGCAAGGATCAGGCCCGGGAGAAGTTCAAAATCGAGTTTGCCCAGAAGATGCAGGCCCAGGCCAGCTCCCCTGAAGCTGCCGCCCGATCCGCGGCAATGCGCAACCGTGCCGGCGCCTCCGGAACGGTCTCTGGTGCCCTGAAGAGCGTGCTCGAGGACATGAAGGCCCAGGACAAGCGGCTGAACGATCTCCAGAAGCAGACGATCGACCTGCGCATCCAGGCAGAGGAGCAGTTTGGTGGTGAGGAGGGCGAAGATCAATCGCTGGGTGGTGGCCGGCCGCGGCGGCGCCTCGGCGGCGGCCGCCGCCGGGATGCCGACATCCTCGAAGCCCGGATTGACGCCCTGCGGGTCCAATGCGCCACCATGAGCCGATGACCAGCACCACCCCCGCCACCCCCCAGGCCCCCCGCAGCGATGGCGAGGCCATCGACTGGGCCAACGTGGCAGTGGAGACCACCGTGATGCTGCGCTTGCAGGAGGCCCCTTCAGTGGCCGCGGCGCGCAGCCAGCGCAAGCCCCGCTGATCAGAGCCCCAGCAGCAGGGCCGGATCGATCGCGAGCAGCAGGCAGATGGATCGCAGCTGGCCTGGGTTTGGATCGCGCTCGCCTGAACACCACCGGCTGACGGCGCTGCGGTGCACCTCCAGCTGCTCCGCCAGCTGCTGCTGGCTGACGCCCCGCTGTCGCAAGATCACGCCCAACCGTGCACCCAACAGCCGGCGGACCATCGCGTCAGGCAGGAGTGTTGCCATGGTGCGTTTATGGCATCAACCCCATAAGCATAAAGCTGGCGGCTTCATCTTTCTGGTAGCTCCTGCTATCTGCCGGTGCAGTTTCGTTTCGATCGCTCAAGCCTGCCCGCCAGCTTTCTGGAAACCCCAGAGGGCTATTTGCGCGTGCGTGGGACGTTCTCCCGCAGCGGCTGCCAGACCTACACCAACCCGGATGGGTCTAAGCGGGTCGAGTATCGCCCGCCGGAGGAGGTGTCCCGCCCGGATTCCCTCCTGTCGATGGGCGGCCTGCCGGTGACGCTGGAGCATCCGCCCCAGCTGCTCACGCCCGACACCGTGCGGCAACACACCCGGGGCCACAGCGGCACCCAGGTGGAGTTCACCGACGGCTTCGTGCATGGCACCGTCACCTTGACGGATCGCGAAGCCATCGAGGCCGTCAAGCGCCGCGATGCGGTGGAGCTCTCTGTGGGCTACCGCTGCGACTACGACCCCACCCCAGGCACAGCCCCCGATGGCACCCGATACGACGGGGTGCAGCGCAACATCAGCGGCAATCACCTAGCCGTCACCCGTCAGGCCCGCGCGGGCTCCGAAGTGCGGCTGCACTTCGACTCCGCCGATGCCGACGACCCGCCGATTGTTGCCGTCTCCGCCGATCTCCTCCCTTCCCTCCCTGAGGCCACCCCCATGCCCGCCCCCGCTCAAACCTCTGACCGTGCCGACATGAAGAACCCCCCCGCCAAAGCCGACGCCAAGGCCAAGGCCAAGGCCAAGGCCGAGGAGGAGATGGACCCTGAAGCCATGGAAGGCGACGACGGCATGGCCGGTGACGACGACCAGGAGAAGGAAGACGGCTACGACATGGCCAAGGGCAAGAAGACCCGTGGCGACTCTGCCACCCCCGGCCGCAACGTGCCCTGGGAGGTTTACAAAGCCACCGTCGATGATCTGGCCGCCGCTGAGTTGCGGTTCGACAGCCTCTCCGTGCAGCTCTCTGAGCTGGAGCAGCTGGTGGCTGAGCGCACCGATTCTTCTCCCGAGCCCGATCCTGAGCTGATCCAGCAGCTGGTGGCCGAGCGGGTCGATGTGCTGGAGAAGGCCGGCATGCTCTCCGGCAAGCGGGAGCGCCATGACGGCCTCTCCAACCGCGAGGTGATGGAGCTGGCCCTCGAGGCTGCTGAGGTGCGGATCGACGGGATCGAGGACCGCAGCGACGAATACGTCGCTGCCCGTTTCGATGCCGCCTACGAGACCGCCGCAGCGATCCCCTACTTCCCCGGTGCCGCCAACCTGCTGGCCCGCCAGCTGCAGGGCATCACCACCCCCCGCAGCGACAGCAGCGGCGACGGCATCGCTGCAGCCGCGGCGGAGCACCAGCAGGCGGTGGCGAATGCCTGGCAGGCCACGGCCGCCTGATTCCGTTCCCGCCCTTCCCTGACCCCCTTTCCTTCGCATCAGACCCATGGCCCAGACCTTCACCAATAACGCCGGCACCGTTTTCGCCGGTGTTGGCCGCGACTACCCCATGCAGATGGGCATCGGCCGCATCGGTGAGCTCGCCGACATCAGCAACAGCACCATCATCAGCGGCAATAACGAAACGACCGCCCGTATCCTCTTTGGCATCCCGCTCATCCGGAACGGCTCTGGCGTCCTGCCCAACTCTGTCACCCCTGCGGTGGCCGCCTCCACGATCTTTGGCTTGAGCGTCCTGACCGACGTCCATGAGGTTTCCCACCGCCAGGCAGCGACGCCGTATCAGGAGGGCATCGAGCCCAACGATGCGGTGAACGTCCTGAAGGTCGGCGCCATCTACATCGATTGCTGGGAATCTCTCGCCCCCGGCAACGCCCTGCGCTACTTCAAGAGCGGCATCTACGCGGGCCGCTGGGGCAAAACCGCCAGCACCGGCAACAGCCTCAACTTCTCCGCCGGTGGCTGGGAGATCGAGCGTCCGGCGGCTGCTGGTGGCCTGGCCATCGTGCGCTTCAACACCCCGGCGGCTCTGGTTGTCACCGCTGACTGATCACTCCCCCTGACCCGATCACCATCACCCCCTGCCCTCCTCCCGGAGACGACCCATGAGCCACCGCCTGGACAACTACAACGAGGGAGCGTTCCTCGCCGATCAGCTGCAGCACATCATCCCTGGTGTGCTGCGCAAGCCCTACGCCGAGATCGTCTACCCCAAAATCTGCCCCGTCAGCTTCGAGGTGAACCCCGGCGCCACGTCGATCAAGCGCACGATCTGGGACCGCACCGGCAACTACGACCTGATCTCCGATGCTGCCGACGACCTGCCGGTGTCCGGCGTGAAGGTCGGGGAGATCGTCAACGAGACGAGAGAATTTGGTGGATCATTCGTCTACACCCAGTCCGAGCTGCTGTCGGCAAAAATGGCCGGCGTGGCCCTCACCAGCGAGCGCGCCGATGCGGTGCGCGACGCCTACGAGCGCCGCAACAACACCACCTGCCTGTTCGGTCGGGCAGGCACCGGCCTGCGCGGCATGCTCAACCACCCCGCCATCGACCGTGTGGTGGTGACCGGAAACTCCTCTGATGCCTGGTTCAACGACCCCAACACCACGCCCCAGCAGATGCTCGATCTGCTCAACTACGGGGTCACTCAGATGCGCGCCAACTCCAAGCAGGTGGAGCAGCCCGACTCCGTGCTGATGGGTGAGTCGGACCATCGGATCGTTAGCACCACCTGCCGCTCCTCCACCGACAACACCACGGTGCTGGAGCTGTTCCTGAAGATGAACCCCAGCATCAAGTCGGTGGAGCCGATCAACGAGCTCGACCCGGCCAACTCCGGCGGCAACCTCACCGCTCGCCGGATGCTCTTCTACCGGAAGGATCCAACCAAAGGGAAGTTTCACATCCCCCTGCCCCTCACCTTTCTCCCCCCCCAGCCGAAGAACCTCAAGTTCATCGTTCCCTCGATGAGCAAGCTCGGCGGATTCATCCCCGAATTCCCCCTCGCGTTCCTCTACATCGAGGACGGCGGCTGAACACGGCTGATCGGCTTCATCCCCCTGCGCACCCTTCCTCCATCCGCTCCCTATGACGACGACCCATCCCCCCAAGCCCGCCACCAAGACCGAGACCGAAGCCGCACCCACCAAACCCGCACCCCAGGAGGCCATCAGCGACTCCTTGGCAGTGCCCGAGACCGAATGCGCACCCCAGGAAGCCATAACCGGGTCCTTGGCGGTGGTCTTCACCCCCGAGCTGAATGAGGCCTGCCTGCAGTCCTGCCGTGGTGGGTCACTGTCCTGGGCGTTCGGCCCGCTGAGCAATCCCACCACGCTGCGCATCAACCCGGGCCTCAATGGCCCGATCGATCGCAGCCTGTGGGAGAAAGCCAAGGAACGGCCCGACACCCAGGTGCTGATGGGGCGCGGCCTGCTTCAGGAGATCGAGCTCACCGATGGCGCCACCAACGCCGACGGTGAGCTGACCCTTGGCGCCGTTCCGGTGCCGGTGGCAATCCGCCTGGTTTACAAGTGCCGGAACACCGAGCAGCTGGAGCAGTGGCTGCGCAAGGAGGACCGCCAGCAGCTGCGCCAGCGGCTGGCGGAGCGGATCAAAGAGATCAACGACGGCAAGCCCTGAGCACGATGGCAGTCCCCACCCTGGCTGAGTTCCTCGATCGGTTCCCCGAACTGGCTGTGCACACCCATGCCCAGCTGGAGCAGGCGCTGGCCACCGCCGGCCGCCGCTGCGACGAAACCGTGTGGGACACCCTTCACAGCGATGGTGTTGGCCTGTTCGCTGCCCACCTCATCGCCTGCCGGGTGCGTGAAGTGGGGGCCCAGGTGGGCCAGGCCGCTCCCTCCGCCGGCAGTGGCCTCGAGGCCACCTTCTATGGGCAGCAGTTCCTGGAGCTGCAGTCCTGCCTACCGCTCACTTGTGGCTTTGCCATCTGATGAACACAATCGCCCCCATCTCTGCAGATCCCTGGGCCAACCGCTTCGAGGGAATGCGCTGCAAGACCTGCATGTGGTTCGCCCCGAAACGAACAGCTGAGCCCGGAGTGGCAATCGACATCGGCCGCTGCCGGCGTCACGCCCCCACCATGACCGGCTACCCGGTGGTGTTCGTGAACGACTGGTGCGGCGACCACAAGCTCAACGAGAACGCCCTCTGATGACCACCACCCCCCAGCCAGCCTCTGCCTACGGCAACCTCGCCAACGCCACCCTGGCGTTTGAGGTGGCTGGGGCTGCACTGACGGTGGATGCCGACACCGGCAACCAGGTGGCGGCCACGGAGGTGATTACCTACTTGGCGACCCTGCGGCTCAACCGCTCCCGCTGGGAGAAGCAGGTGGGTGTGGACGAATCCACCTTCCCCTGCACCGGCCGGCTGCTCTCCCCCGCCACCCTCGATCCCCGCATCGTGAGCGGCAGCAAGGCGGTGGCGGTGATCAACGGCCGCCGGGGCCGCTTCGAGCTGCAAGAAGACCTGGGGGCTCCCGTGGGTGCCATGCCGCTGCTGCGCCAGCAGATCAACGGCACATTCAGGGTCACCGGAGGCCGCGGCGATGAATGAGCAGCTGCTGCGCGAGGTGGTGAGCGAGGCCTGGGGGCGCTTCAGCGCCCACGTGGACTCCGAGCTGACCCGGCACATCACTGAACCGAAGTGGAACTGGCCACGTGGGGAAAGCCCCCGGGACATCGTCGACACCGGCGACCTGCGGGCTTCGCAAACGATGACGATCGATCCCCGCCCTGGCGTGATGGTCACCAAGTACCGCTGGTCGGCTCCCTATGCCCCGGCGGTGCATGACGGTGCGGTGTTCAAGGCCACCGATGCTGAGGGCAACCCCAAGACCATGACGGCCCGGCCCTGGACCCGTGAGGTGATCAAGGACCGGGTCAAGTTGCAGCGGGTCTTCAAGTTGCACTTCACCCTGTCGGCCAAACGGCGGGGCCTCGGCGGCAACAGCGGCGGCGGGGCCCCGGCCCCGGCCATGCCGCCGGCAGGAGGTGCATCGTGACCCAGACACGTTGCCAGGTGGAGCTGGGCGCCACCGTCCGCCAGGTGGCCGACAACCTGCGCGCCATGTTCGGCCCGCTTCTTGGCCTCTACAAGCGACCCGAAGGCCCACCGATTCAGGCCTTCTGGACGGTGGGTAAAGGCCAGGTGCGGCCTAGCTACACGGCCACAGGCATCGAGGCGGTGCTCACCAACGCCCCGGAGCGCGAGCTCCTCGGCCGCCCCACCCCGGTGCTGGCAACCATGCGGACCTGGACCCTCACCTTCACCCAGTTCGACAGCAACAGCGACCTGGAAGCTGTGCGGCTGCTGGCGTTTCGCGCCTGGCCGACGGCCCAGCAACGTCATCAGCCCCAGACTGATGACACCTACGAGCGGCTCATCATCGAGCTGCCCGATCCGGTCCTGATCGCCTCGCTGGCCGCTTCCGGTTGATCCAGCAGCCGCCTCTGTTCATCCCCTCCTGACCCCCGACATTCCAAGGACATCGACATGGCTGATTTCGCGATTGGGCAAGGTTTTGTAAAGGCACATCGCAGCATCATGCTGATGACGCCGCTTAAGGCCCCCTGCCGGTACTTCCCCACCCGGGATAGCTCCGGCTTCGTCACCCGCCCCACCCACGACCCTGGCGACTGGGCGCGGGAGATGCAGACCGTGAAGCAGGTCAGCTTCTCGATCGACAACAACGATCGGGAGTTCAGGCTGATCGGCGACGACGGTTGGAGCGACAGCGTGACGACCGGCTCCAAGGTCAGCGCCAGCTTCGACACGTTCTTCTCGAAGAGCATCGTGCAGGCGGCCACCGGCGTTTGCCCAGAGTTCCGCGGGGACTATGCCGAGGAGTTCGCCATCGTCGAAAAGTCTCGCTACGACACCGACTACGAAGTTTTTGTTGAGCTGTTCAAGGAGCTGGGCCGTGCAAACAACACCAGTGGCAACTTCATCTACGACTACGCCGGGTTCAACGCCTGCTTGCGCGGCTACAAGGAAACGACAGCGGCGGAAGACCTGATCAACGTGACGTTCAACGGCATGAGCCGCGGCCGGGCCATCTTCGGGCGCTTTGATGCCGGCGCGGCACCTCTGACCACTGGTGCCGTCCAATCGGTGATCCTCGCCACGGCCCCCACCTCCGGCACCCGTCGGTATGCGGTGGTGCCCGTGGACAACGGCCAGGCGATCGTGGTCAGCGCGAACCAGACCGTCACCTACACCTCCGACGGCACGGTTGCCCTCACCCAGCTGGCCCTCGGTGCTGCCGATGGCTCCGGCTTCCGCCTCGAGCTGGCCTCCAGTGGCGTCCGCGTCCCGGCGGTGGTCACCCTGGCCGCCAACGTGGTCACGATCAACCCGGTGGCCGACCTGGCCGCGGCGACCATTTACCGGCTGGTGGTGCGCGATGGGGCGATCACCCAGGCAGTCGACGCCAACCTGGTGGCCAGCGCCACCGGCATCCGCCGGCCGCTGGCGGGCTTCTCCACCACCTTCCGCACCGCCTGATCCTGATCAGGGCAGAAAGAGCACCGGGGGCCTGCGGGCCCCTTTTTCGTGGCGTCACGAAAATGATCTGACTTCATGCACCGCCACAGCCGTTCCGGCCGAGCTGGCCAAAGGCGGTCGCGCTGTTTCTATAGTTAGAAAGAAAGTAGATTTCCCCTCTACGGTCACCAAGTCGCTTGCGGGCTTCGCAGTTTTCAGGGATGTATTCCATACAGACCTTCACCTTGTCATTTGCTCGATACAGGCCTTCCGCTTCGGATCGTGAGATGGGGCTGCTCTCCGGTGAAAGCCCCCACCCTGGAGTGTTTGACATTTGCAGCTTGCGATAAAGATAGACCCCTAGCCCGTTTGTGAACTCAACAGTTGATTCATCTGCTCCGAACTCTCCATCTCTGGCTCCGAATCTAGAACTCACCTCCTTAACAAACGTGTTAGAGCACTGGCCGACCCTGATGGGCGGTGGAGCGGCGAAGGCGGCTTGAGTGAAAATGCAGACTGCGCCGAGCAGAAGATGCGATGGCTTCATCGGAAACTGGGCAAAAGGTGTCTGGTTTGGAGATCAGTAGAGGCATTTGGTCGGCACCCTGTCCCACCCTGAGCGATCTCCCCTCGCGGCGGCTTTGCGGGCCATGTCAATCCATGCAATACATATATCACGGTTTATGTTTATATATAGCTGGTTGGACTCTGCAGCTATCCCGTTGGACTCCATGCAACTTCCAAACGCTTCCATGCTTACTCTATAAATCGAGCAATCTTGAATGCTCATTTGCGATTGAGCACTGAGCGGGAACCCGCTTTGGGCCAGTAGCAAGGTGGCGGTGAAGAGAGTTGGCAGGCAGCAGGGACGTTGCATTTGACTGGCTAAGGGGCTGGAGGGCAGGGTGTGGCCGGGATGCCCTGTGACTCCCGTAACGTGCGTGTGGGGTCGGCCCTACCCGCAAGGCTGGGCGCCGAGGGTGGTGCCGTAGGTCGCCACCTGGGCTCGGTATCGGAGGCCCCACCCATTGACAATGCCGAACAGGTGTACCCTATCAAGGCCTGGCGGCGACGTTGGGTCACCTACATGCCCGCTTCGAGCGGGAGTCTCTGATGGATAGCAGCCTCACCCCCAAGGGGATGGAGTCCCGCACCTGGAATGGTGTGCAGATTCAGCGTCGGCCCTCCGACGGCTATGTGAACGCTACGGCCATGTGCAAGGCCTACGGCAAACGCTGGGAGAACTACCACCGCAACGAGCGCACCCAGCACTACATCGCCGCACTGGATCGATCCATGGCTGAGACCGGCTGCGATGCAGCCGTTACGCGAAATCGCGTAACGGGAAAACCGGATCTGATCCAGACCATTCAGGGCGGCCTCCCTCACCTTCAAGGCACCTGGGTCCACCCCCGCATCGCGGTGGACCTGGCCCGCTGGCTCCACCCTGAGTTCGCCGTGATGATGGACGGCTGGTTTCTGGAGAGCTTTACCCCCAAGCTCGCCGCCGATCCCAACCCGGCCACGGCGGCCCTGCCACCGCAGCAGCGAAAGCTGCTGGAGTACCAGGTCGGCGGCCCTGGCATCAACGTCCTCGGCGCCACCGCCTTCTCTGAGCCGCTGACCCAGATCCTCGACGCCTACACCACCCAGACAGAAGCCGAGCAGGAGGCACTGCCCCAACCTGAGCGCTGCCGTTCCCTGCGCTTCCCCCGCTTTGCCGCCAAGCACTTCCTTGAATGGTTCGTCGCTCAGCACGGCCAGCTGGTGATCTCCCCCGCCCCTATCGGCATCCCCGTTGGTGCGGTGGCCTGCCCTCCCCGGCCACCGGCCCCGCCGGCACCCGCGCCGCAGCCCCCACGCAACGATCAGGCCTGGGCCATACCCCATCAGCGCTTCAATCCCGGCGACCTGATCACCGGCCCTGAGCTGGCCCACCTGCTGGGCATTGATTCGCACTCCCTCAACAAGTGGGCTGGTGCCAAGCCGATCGGAGCAGAACGCGACGGCTGGCGCCTCATCGGCCGCGGCAAGCTCTCCGCCGGAAAGCTGTGCAGCACCTATCCCCCGGGCTGTGCCAGCTGGCTGTTCATGAAGCTCTGAGCCGCACCCTCACCACGGCCCGGGCCCTGCGCCTGGGCCACCCCATCCCCTTGTACGCTCCCCATGCCCGTTCTTCCCCTCTGGTCTTCCCCTCCCCCTGACAAGTGGGAGGCCACCATGCGCGCCGAGCTGAAGGTGCTCTGCTCCACCATCCTGCGGGTGGGCCTGCTGGCCTCCGGCATGGCCTGCTCCCCTGAAGAGCGGTTTCGGCTCCAGCTGCTGGCCCACCAGGATCCCCAGGGCATCACAACGGCCAACATGATGGAGCTCGACATCCAGCTGCTGCAGCTCACCCGAGACGTGGCTGTCTACGCCCAGGCGGCTGTGAGCAAGGCCGCGGCGGCTCCAGATGATCCACGCCGGCAGGAGGGAGCACAGACTTGAGACACCACTGATCGCTAGCTGTGCATCACCGCCTGCTGCTTACCCCGATGCAAAACGTGGTGGCGATCGACTGCCGCGCCCCTGACGGCGGCGACGTGTCGGTGGGCATGCTGGTGATCGAAGCCGGCACCATTGATACAGAGGTACTGGTGACCCCACCAACAGGCGGTAGTGAGTTCTGGATGACCCTGCCTGAGGCTGTCCTGAATCAGGGCCAGCGCTACGTTGGGTTCAAGATCCGTGCAGCCCTTCGGCCTGTTTCATGACCTTCAGCAGCCGCCTTTTGGCGTCGTTCCGCACCGGTCACAAAATCATCGGCGGCAAGTTCCGCCTCGCGGTCTACGGCAAGGTGCTCCAGGGGGAAGCGGAGCTCCTCGAGCAGCACGATCGGGAGCGCTGCGTCAGCGTTGGCGCCTTCTATCAGCTGGCCGATGGCATCGCCAAGGACACGGGGATGCCCCTGGAGGAGGTGGACAAGCTGATCCAGAACATGACCGCAGCGGTGGACCCAGGCAACCCTGATTCCGTCAAAGGCGCGCTGCAGTCGTTTGGGCTGCTCTCCAGCGATCAGAGGCGGCTTCACAACTTCCTCGCCAGCCAGACCCTGCTGGGTGATCAGAAGAAGGCCCAGGTCCATAGGGTGCTGGTCGGCCGCGGCGAGGGGATGGACCCCGAAAGCCTGGAGTGGGTGAAGCTGGGGCCAGATCTCTGGGGTGAAGAGGACACCGCTCAGCTGCCGACCGATCTGATCAACGAGATCCAGCAGTTCCTCCTCGATGAGAAAGCGGCGATGCTGGCCGCGGGAAAGCCTCCGGCACCGGCGAAGACGCCCCGTCGAGCGCCGAAGAACTCACCCGCAGCGAGCACCGCGACCGAATAGAGGCCTACCTCAAGACACCACCAACCGACTGGGATGAGATCCAGCTGGTGCTCACCAGCGGCCTGACACTGGATCCCCGCTGGCATGCCGAGCGGCTGCCGTTTCAACCGGTGGATGCCGTGCTGAAGGCCTACCACTGGGCCCTGAAGGAGAAGGCAAAGCGCACCAACGAGATGAGCACCACCATGGCCCGGCTGGCGGAGATGGTGGAGATCGCAGCCTTCCCAGGGCTTGGAAACAAGGCCCGGGGCCAGGACGCCTTCCTGCCGTTCAAGATCATCGACGCCCCTGGCAAGAACGCCCGGATCACTGAGGAGACGGCCAAGGTGATCCGCTGGCTGATCAGCAACGGGCAGATGCCCCAGCGGGTGTTGGTGCTGGCCCTGGCGGAGCTGGATCGCAGCGGGTTCTGAAGATCACGGGCCCAGACTGACCTCAAGCAGTAATGAACAGGGTTTGACCCAGAGCGGTGGCGGCGGCGAGTACAGCCTTGGCACAGCCACGCTGACCCTGCGCGGCGACATGCAGCCGCTGGAGCGGGACCTGGCGCGCATGCGGCAGGTGATCGCCGACATGGAGAAGCGGGGCACCAACATCCCTGCCCCCAACATTTCACCGCCATCGCCAGAGGCCCAGCGCGGTTATGAGGGGCTCCTCAAGACCCTGGAGCGGATGCGGGGCGCTGCCCAGGGCGATGGGGAAGCGTTCAAGGCGTTGCAGGAGCAGCTTCGTGGTGCGGGCCAGGCAGCTGGCGCCGCTGGTGGTGCTGGTGGCTTCGGCGGTGCTGGCGACGCCTTGGGCGGCCTGCTTGGCATGGCCGGCAAGGCCATTCCGATGCTGGGTCAGCTGGGCCTGGCCGCCGGTGGAATCCAGGCGATCTTTGGGGGGGTGACCGGGGCAATCAATGCCGTGCTGGGCCCGCTGCAGCAGCTATCGGCAGAGGCCGGCCGGCTCAACAAGCAGGTGGCTGAGGCGGGGATCTTCGCGGCGCAGTCGTTCGCGATCCTCGGCCCGGACGGGAAGCTGGTGGAGGGCACCGCCCGCCAGATGCAGATGGTGCGCGGCGCCATCCTCAAGGAATACAAGGGGATTCAGCAGGAGGTGGCCAACATCTCCGGCGCGACAGCTGGGGAGATCTACGAGGGCTTCAACATTGTCCTGAGCAACATCAGCAGCCTCGGCGCCAAAGGCACGACGGAGAACGCCGCCAAGTTGGCCACCAGGATTGCCGCCGGAATGAACACACTTGGCGTGCCTGGTTTTCAACTGCGGCAGGAGGTGAATGCCCTGATGATGGGCAACATCGACCGCAACGCGATGATGGCCACCAAGCTGGGCATCAGCGGGGATGACGTGCGCCAGCAGCAGGCGCAGGGCACCTACTACGACTTCCTGATGGGGAAGCTGCAGAAGCTCTACGACGGCCAGAAGGTGCTGGCGCTCTCGCTGGCCAACATGAAGTCCAACTTCGACGACGTGAACGAGGCGATCTCCTCGGAAGCGGGGCAACCGCTGGAGCGCGACACGGCGACGATGATGCAGTCGATCCTGGTCACCTTCAAAAACCTGCAGCAAAGCTTCACCGGGTTCTTCAAGTCGATCGCGGAAGCGGTGGGGCCGGTGATCAAGCTCTTCGGGCCGGTGGTGTCGATCCTGGTGTCGATCGGTGCGGCGGCCTCCTCGATCGGGCAGGTGATCATGGATGTGGTCGGGACGGTCACGGCCGTGGTGGGCGGTGGCCTGATGCCAATCCTCACCGCAGTGGCGCGGACAGGTGAACTGATCGCTCGCGTGGTGGGGCTGGTGGCGGAGGCCATTGGAGCCGTGATCAACCCGATCAAGGCGCTTTTTAACGTGGGAGGCGACACGCAAACCGCCGCGGTGTCGAGCTTCTTCGATCAGATGTTCACCGGTCTGGACAAGGTGAGCGGCGCCATCGATTCGTTCAACCAGAAGTGGGCGGCGATGGTGCTCAACACCAACCTGGCGGCCGTGCGGGCAAACATGAAGCTGACCGGCAAGTCCGAGGAGGAGATCCAGGCAGCCCAAGACGACATGCGGGACCGGTACAAGCTCCAGAGCGGCCTCACGGAAGAGGTGCAGCTGCGCAGCCTCCAGGTGCCGCCGAACATCGTCACCCAGATGGAGGAGATGAACAACCGGCTAGGCATTGGTGCCGAGCGCGCCCTGAACATCTCCAAGGTCTGGTCGGACATCAAACAGAAGGCTTACCAGAACGAGATCAAGGCGCTGGAGCAGGGGGTGACCCTGATGAACAAGCAGAAGGAGATCGCCGAAGCAATGGCCGCCGTGGGCAACGCTCGCCGGGCCCTGGTGGGCCGCAGCTATGAACTGGGGGTGCAGGTGGCCGCCTCCCCTGAGGCGCGAGCTGCTGCTGAGGCCCGTCTCGCTGACCTCAAACTCTCCCAGGAGAAGGAGGCGATTGCCGAGCGTCGGGGGATCCTCCAAACGGAGCGGGATCTGCAGCAGCGGCAGATGGCGATCCAGCAGACCCAGATCAAGATCCAGCAGGAGCAGTTGAAGATTCAGGTGGCCGAGGCCCAGGCTGAGCAGGTCAAGGTGAGCAACGCCACTCAGGCGGTGTTGAAAGTCCGCGGCAACATGACGCCCGGCAGCGCGGAGTACCTGACGGCCACCAGGGAGCTGAACGTGCTGGCGGCAGAGCAGACCCGCAACAACGCCAAGCTGAACGGCTCCAGGGAGGCCCTGCGCCTGGCCTTCCAGGCCGAGGCCCAACTGGGCACCATCAACGGCCTGGAAGCCCAGCGGCTTGGCCTGCAGGAGCAGCAGCTCGACATCCAGGGCCAGTCGGCGCAGTACACCAGGGAGCAGCAGGCCCTGATGGCACAGATCAGCGCCGCAGAGCAGAAGATCACCAACGAGCTCACCCGGGCAACCAACATCCAGAACGAGAAGAAGCAGCGGCTGGAGGCGCAAACCGAAGAGATCAACCGCCAGCTCAATCTCCAGGAACAGCAGGGCCGGCTGGAGAAGGCCCGGGCCGACCTGGCTGCCACCCGGGCCAAGGCTGAGGTGCAGGCTGCGCAGCGGCTCGAGGAGGTGCAGGCGGCGCAGGATCGCGCCCGCAATGGTGGCGGCACGGCGTCGGTGATCGAGGCCCAGATTGCGGCGGCCGCGGCCGGCGTGACGGGAATGGAGACGGCGGCCGAGGTGCAGAAGCGCCTCTATGACGCCCGTGAGCAGCAGATGCAGCGGGAGCACCAGCTGCAGACCCGCCAGCTGGAGGTGCAGCAGATGCGGGAGAAGAGCGAGGTGCGGATCCAGGAGCTGCAGTTGCGCGGGCAGCAGGTGGCCCTGGCGATCCAGCGGGCCCAGCTGGTCGCCGATCTTGGCCGGCTGGGGCTGAGCCAGAAGCGGGATGCCCTGAGCCCGCAGCTAGCGGGGGCCAGCAGTGTGCCGAGGCTGGGGGGCGTTGCACAGCTCCCGGGCTCCATCAGTGGCCGGCTGGATGCTTCCGGCCAGAATGGTGCGGACATGCCGGTAGGGTCAAACAATGAAATGCGCAGTTACCACAATGGTGTAGTTGCCGAGATAGGCAGAGCAGGCAATAACGGAAACTATGCCGTGATCAAGTTTGTTGACGACTTGGGCAACAAACTAGAGGCTACCTATAGCCACATGGCTGCAATCGTGAAGGTCGGTCAGCAAGTAGTTGGCGGGCAGGTGCTGGGCCGTTTTGATGGATCAGGCCGCACGTTTGGCGCACATAACAGTGTTGACATCAATAGCCCTGGGACGAATGGGGCTTTGCAGCGCAATGCAGAAACGGCAGCCGCCCGCCGCAGCGCTGACCTTCTGGTTGCAGGCAGGGTGCAGGGCCAGGTCGTTGGTTCCAGTGTCGGCGCCCCTGTGCTGCCTCCGCCAAATACGAACCCGAAGCTGCTGAAGTACATGCAGGCGGCCCGAGCGGCTGGGTTCACCGGTGAGGACCTGATCAAGATGACGGCGGTGGGGATGGCGGAGAGCACCGGCAACCCTGGCGCCATCAACAACAACCCTGCCACCGGCGACCTGAGCTATGGGGCCTGGCAGGTGAACATGATCGGCGGCATGGGCCCCCAGCGGCGCCGGCAGTTCGGCCTGGCCAACAACGACGCCCTGCTCGACCTGCCCACCAATGCCCGAGTGGCTAAGAGCATCTTCGACAGCCAGGGGATCAATGCCTGGGGTGCGTACACCGATGGCCGCTACAAGCAGTACATGGGCCAGGCCCGTGCCGTGGCCCCCTCGGTGATGAGCAGTGGAGGTGCTGCAGCTGGCGTGAGCGGCATGGTGACGAGCACGGCCAACCAGGAACAGGCCCTCAAACAGGGATTGGAGGGCCTGAACCAGCAGGAGACGCGCCTCGCCAAGGCGCTGGAAGACCTATTGGCCTGGCTGGGGAAGCTGGGTGATGCCCAGTCGCTGGAGCAGGAGAGCCTCACCGAGCAGCAGCTGGCGGAGCGGGCCCAGTTCGAGTTCGAGCAGCGCAAGGCCCTGTTGACGGCCGAGGTGATGAAGACCTCCCAGGGCCAGCTGGGGCTGGCGGCTGGCGATGCGGTGAGCGGCAGCATCAGCGGCAGCCTGTCTGGCGCGATGCAGGCCCTGCTGAACGGCGGTGACGTGAAGCAGGCGGTGTCGGGCGCTCTGGCGCAGGCCGGCCAAGGGCTGATGCAGGCCACCATGGACGCCCTGCTGAGTCCCCTGCTGGCAGAGCTGCAGAAAGGGATCTTCAAGACCGTCACCGGGGTGGATGTCGAAGCGCTGGCGTTGCAGAAGGCTGGCGGTGATCTCAGTAAGGCGGCCTGGGACCTGAGCCAGGCAGGGGTGGCGCTGGCCGGCAAAGGCGGCACCGGGGCCGCGGCGACGAGTTTCGCCTCCAACCCCTTCGCTATTGCTGGCAAGCTCCTCGGTGGTGTTGGGGGCTTTTCCGGTGCCATGGGCCTGGACTTCGGCATCCCTGCCCTGACGGGAGTCCCAGATTTCTCCAGCGCCTTCACTCCTGGCCTGGCCGGTGGTGGAAATGTGCAGTACGGCCTCGACTACCTGGTGGGTGAAAAGGGCAGCGAGATCGTGCGGTTCAACAAGGACGGCGGCCGGGTCTACAGCAACCGTGCCCTCACCCAGGCCCTTGGCGTGCCGTTCCAGCGGGCACCAGGCGGTGGTGCTGCCGTGGCCGATGGTGGCGGCGGTGACAGCCTTGGGGTGCCGTTCATGGCCGGCAGCATGCCCCGTGCCGCCGGTGGCGGCGGTGACGGCGGTGACAGCCTTGGGGTGCCGTTCATGGCCGGCAGCATGCCCCGTGCCGCCGGTGGCGGCGGTGACGGCGGTGAAAGCCTTGGGATCCCGTTTCTCAAAACCACAGGTGGCAATGGAGGAGTCCCCGGCGCCTCTGGCGGTGCTGGTGCCGGCCCTGCGGCCATGCCTCGATCCGCCCCGATCCGCCTCAGCGTCGAAAGCCAAGTCATCAACGGCGTTGAGTACGCCACCATCGAGCAGCTGCGAGAGGCCTCGGCGGCGGCTGCCCAGGCCGGCCGGGATTCGGCCTACGACGGCATGCGCAACAACCCCTCCATTCAGCGCTCGCTGGGGATGCGCTGATGATCGCCATCTGCGCCTACATCAGCTTCCAGGCCGTCGGTGTGCCGGTGCCTGGCTACGCCTGGCAAAACCTGTTCACCGGCCAGACCCGCACCTATGACGGCCGCTCCCACGTGTTCCAGGCCTTCAGGATCTCGGACTCGGCCGGTGCCCGCGGCGGTGACCGCTCCCAGGGCCGGCTGGTATTGAACCGCAACCAGCTGGCCCTGAACGTGCTAGCCGAGGCCCGTGCCAACCAGTGGAAGATCCGCGCCGATGTCGTCCTCTGCGATGTTGCCGTCGGCAGTGACGTGCGCCTGCTGTCGCGGCACCTATGGCGGCTGGGCCCGATCGAGCGGCGGGAGATCATCACCGTCACCCTCACCTCTCCCCTGGATGCGCTCCGCGGCGATGCGCCGCGCCGAAGGCTGACCGAGGCGCTGGTGGGGCAGGTGCCCGACACCGGCCAGATCTTCCTCACCTGATGGCCATGCCGCACGCCAACCAGAGCGCACCCTGGATCCGCTATTTGGGGTTGCCCTACCGGTGGGGGGGGGATCCGGATCGCCATGGCGGCACCGACTGCCTGCGCCTCACCGTCGCCGTGCTGAATCTCTACGACGCGCCCCGGCCGGCGCTGATCAAGTGCGAGTGGTACGAGGCCGCCGGCCGGGGCCGCTGGAAGCCGCTGCTCGAGGAGCTCGCCACCGGCAGCAGCACAGTGCCCGGAGCCATGCCGCTGGATGTGGCCCTGCTCGCCGGCGGTGGACCGATAGCCCTGGGGGTGTGCGTGGCTGGAGGGGTGCTCACCACCTGCCAGGGGCAGGGCGTTCACTGGCGGCCGCTTGCGGCCTGCCGCGTGCGCCGCTGGTTTCGCTTCCTGCCGTCAGCCGTCACCGTTCCCGCGCCCATCTTGATCCTGTGACGCGACACCCCCGCCCCCTGCCAGGTGATGCCTACCTGGCGCAGCTGCTCGGCTGGAGCGAAGACCAGCTGCTGCACTACCAGCTGGAACGTCAGCAGGCCGCGGCATTCGAGCTGACGCGGAATCCACCGATCGCCACCTGCGATCCCGGCACCCTGGCTGCGGTCTCGCTGGCCGTCAGCATCCTGTCGGCCGGTTACACCATCGTTTCCGCCCTGCTGGCGCCCAAGGGGCAGCCCGGCCGGGTCATCAGCAGTCAGCAACAGGGCGAGACCATCGTTGATGGCGCCCGCTATTCCCCTCGGCCTGGCTTCGATTCGCTGCAGGAGGTGGCAAGGCTTGGCAGCCTGATTCCGATCACCTTTGCCAGGCGGGAGTACCTGCCGGCCCTGAATGGCAGGCCCGAGGGTTGGTACGGCGGCTGCCGCGTCGATCTTGGCCTGGTCTGGTCTCGGATGACCAGCCTGGGTGGTTCGCAGCTGTTCAGCGGCGTTTACGTGCTCGGCGAAGGGCCGATGGCGGAAATTGATCCGGCCGGTTTTGCGCTGGGCAACAACCTCTTGCTCTCCTACGACCTGGGCAGCGCTGCCGCCAATGAGGCCGCGGCTCGCGTCACCCTCTACAGCCGCCTGAACGGGGGACGAATTCGATCCAGCGACCGCATCGCCGGTCGCCTGGCGGCCAACGACGTCGGCAATCTGGAAAACGCTGGTGGCGCTGATGTGTTTGAGGTGCGCAGCACCGGCGGCGTCATCCGTCCCGACGCCTGTGCTGCCTCTCGGCCCAGCAACTCCACAACCTGTGGCCTCTACGCCACCATGGGCAATGGCCTGGGGTTGCGGATCAATCCACAGCTGCGCCCCACCAGGCAATTCGCCACAAAGCCCCAGGGCACCAGTGGTGCACAGCGGATCGATCCGGCAGACGATCCGGTGGCCCTTGGCGCAGTGTGGAAGGGCCGCCTCATGTGGTCGGGTCGTTGTGGCGTCGTGGCGACATCCAGTGGCAGCACACCGGGAAGCATCACTCTCAGCGCTGGCGCCACGTTTGATTATCTGCTCTCTAACAGCACGGATGCCAACACCAAACTACGGTTTGATAACACCAACACCGACATTGGTAGTAGCAGTGCCTTTCACGTCGAAACTGGCAGCGATGTAGCCGCAACAATCAGCGGTCGCCAACGATCGATTGATGACGCTTTGGTGCTGGGTGAAATCTATAAATGTGGTAGTTGCTTGGCAGTATTGCAGCAACGCTTCCCTGCGGACGAAACATTCTCGTCTGATGGCGACAATCAACCGGTCGGCAATGGACTGTCGATCACAGCACGCTTTCGCGTCATAAAAGCTGGTGTTGTCACTGTCTCATCAGGAGCAGAGATCAATCCATCCACGACAGGAACAACGGCCTATCCCGCCCGAGTGGATGTGTCCAATAACTGGGACTGGACTTCATCTGTGGTTGACCCTGGGCCCCGCTATCCCAGCGGCACCAGCAGGGGGCATCTCCATCGCTGCGCCGTGGCTGATTTCACGCTGAACAAGCCGGCCAGGGTGATCGAGATCGGTCTGCGCAGCACGGTGGGCATTCGAGGCAGCGGGTTTGCCAACCTCAGGCAGGCGCCAACGTTGACCGAGATCAACCGCCTGGCCGGCGGTGAACGAGAAGGGCAGACGCTTGGGTCAGGGGCGAAGATCGGTATCGCTATCTATCAGGGTGGCGCCAGAAGTTTTGTAGAAGAGCGCTATTCCTTCATTCGTATCAGCTACCGGCCCGAGGGTGCCGCCACATTTGTGGAACTGCCCTCCATCTACGGTGTGCGAGGGCTGACCCAGCAGGCGCAGTACAACAGCCTGCAGCTGGAGCTTCCTGATGGCAGCCGCTGCGCACAGGTACGGCTTGAACCGCTCAGTGGCTGGGAGATCCGCTCTGGCGCCGCTGCTGGTCAGCTGGTGGTGCTCGATAGCCGCATGGCCAGCCTGCAGACCGTGGTGGATGGCGCCTGCACCGTTCGCTATGCCGGCGAGGCCCCCTTCACCAGATCGGCCGATCGCTTTGCTCTGAAGTCGATTGAGCCTGAACAGGATCTCGGCCTTGGCTGGACCGATGGCACGGCAATGACCGACCCCTGGGGGAAGGTGGCGGAAGCATTTGTCTACGAGGAGATCCAGAGCACGGCCAGCCAACGGCCTGAGCACGAAATTGCCTATATCAACGTCATCCAGACCAACGCCACCGCACCCACCTACGACGGCATTGCCGGGGTGGGCATGAACATCCGCTCAGCCCTGGAGCTTCAGAGCGTCAACCAGCTATCAGCGCAGGTGATTGGCGGCCACATTTGTTCCCGCTACATCGAGGCCAACGAAGGGCCGACCCATCTGCTGCCAGACATCTTCACCCGGCTGGCGCTGAGCCCTGTTTTTGGCGCCGGGCAGGACGTGAGCGCCGAGCAGATCAATGCCGCCAGCTTCTTGGCGTCGGCGCAGTGGTGCTTTGACCGTCGCTATTTCTTCGATGGCACCCTGCCTCAGCCGGAAAACCTGCGGCAGTGGGCGGCCGATCAGGCGGGGCAGCATCTGCTGGCCTTCTATGAGCTCAATGGGCAGTTTTATTTCAAGCCGGCGCTGAGCTTTGATCCGGTGCCGATCGTTGACCTGTTCACAGCCGCCAATATCAAGGCAGGAACCTTCCAGAGCACCACCAGCGACGACGACCAGCGCCGACCGATCCAGGTGAGCGGGCTGTATCGGGAGGAGCGCAGCAACAACGACCTGCTTTCTCCCGGTGTGTTCTCGACCGTGCGGGAGATCACGATTCGCGAGGCCTTGGGCAGCGACAGCGATCCGGTGGAACAGCTGGACATGAAGGCCAGCTGCACCAACCGCTGGCATTTGATCGATGCGGCCAAGTACCTGATCCGCTGGCGACGGCTGGTGGGCGATCCGATCAGCTTCGAGACCACCTATGCCGGCATGCTGCGGCCGATTGCCCCGGAGGACCACATCGCTGTGGCCTACGACGAGACGCTGCAAGACCTCTACAGCAACGGTGCCGTGATGCCCGACGGCACCCTGGTGGCCTCTGAACCGCTGACCGACGGCAGCTATGAGGTGCTGGCCTGGGATGGCACCACCCCGCCGGGCCCCACGATTCAGTCGCTGGTGGTCAGCGGCGGCGGCACCAGGGGCAACCTGTTGGGCTCCCAGTGGACCCGCCTTGCCGCCCCCCAGGTGCGCACCTTTCGGGTGATGCGCGTCAACCCCACCGATGACGGCCGGCAGAAGATCGAGGCGGTGCTGATGCCAACCGCTGCAGATGGCCGCCTGCTGCTTTCCCTAGATTGGGATGAGCCCACCGCCTGGGTGATCCGCGGCTGATGGCGATGCTCCCCAACCCTTGCAAGACGATGCCGATAGCCACGCCGAGCCGCCTGATCACGGCGATGAATATCTTGGCCGACAGTTTTTTTGACCACAGAAACAAAGGGGAAGGGATAGGTTTCACTACCCCGCTTGCCGATGGTCTGCGCCCTATCGAACTAGGCGACCATCTTCTTGTTGCTTACGAAGAAGGACTGGAGCCACAGAAATGTCGGCCTTTGCTCTATCGCACGACATTGGTGGAAATGGTTGAATACGGCATGCAACGGATCAACGCTCTCCCTGTTCCTGAATCAGCTGATACCTGATGCCGATCCTCTTCCCGGCCATCGAACCCACCGCCTTTGCGTTCGTGATGCCCCGCCATCCGATTACCAGCGCGGTGTCGGAGGCCGGGATCGAGGATCAGCGTCTGTGGGGCACGGTGGCAGTCAACGGGGCCCTGGAGCTGGAGTTCGGGAACATCAGCACCTCCCAGGCAACGAAGATCCTCTCCACCTTCCGTCAGAGCTACTCCGGCCTGCTGCCCCTGACGCTGCCAGACATCCTTTTCGCCGGAGTGACGGCGGATTACAAAGCCTTCATCGAATCGGTCACCACCGGCGCCGGCCTGCGCTGGTTCTGGCCCCTCGGCCAGGGCGCACCCACCCCCAGGAGCTCGCTCACTTTCCGCCACCGCTGCACACTGCCGGTGCAACTGCAGGCCCGGCTGCAGAACAGTCCGTAGGCCCTGGGCCGATGGCCCTGCCTAGCCTCCTGATGTGGCCATGAGCTGAATCAGGGATGGGCGTCCGGAATACAACCCAGAGCGACGTGTATTGGAACGGCTCGCTGGTGGGCAAGATCACGGACGTCAGTGTCTCCGTCTCCCGCGACATCCTGCCCACCACCGGAGTGGGCCAGGTCGCCAGCACCAGCACCAAGGGCATGCGCGAATCGCAGATCAGCTGCACCCTGCTCTACGACCCGGACAACGCCCCAGCGGTGTCGATGGCGAACAGCATCTGGGACGACAGCGACGATGTCGATACCCTCCGCGTTGTCACCCGCCGGGGGTCGACCCGCGGCGACTTCACCATGAATGTCCTCAGCGCCTCCCTCGGCACCCCGGTGCGCGTGCGGGAGCTCATCTCCTGCTCGATGTCGCTGACCGTCAACGGCGATATGAGCGGCCGGTTCTGAGCCATGGCGATCGATGGCGAGATCGGCACCCTCACCCTCAGCCGCAGCTGGCCGCGGCCGGTGGTGCTCACCGATGACCTGCTTGATGCCCCCGGCAGCGTGGTGCGGCTGCGGCTAGAGGAGCCCTGCTTTCTCAACGGCGACCAGGTGCTTATCACCGCACCGCTGGGTGTGCCGTTCGATGTGCTCGGCACCGGTTACGCCAACTGTCCCGACGGCCACAGCTTCTGGGGGGATGCCGCCTCCAGTGGGCCGGCCACCCTGCACCGCGTCGGCGCCGATCCGCCCTTTTGGGGCTCTGACGACAACGCCACCTTCTGGGACCACCCCGGCACCGTCGGACTGAGCCAGCAGGCCACCGTCTACATCCACCAGGATGCCCTGGAGCGCGCCACCTTCTACAGCCTCGAGGTGGGTGCGGTGAACGGCGGCGAGCTCAGCCGCCTGCCCCTTCGATTGGTGGGATTCGATCGGCTCATCCTCAGCGTGGCCAGCGACCGCGCCGGCTATGCCGAGGCCCTGCTGGCCCTGGCCCTCACCATCCCCCGCCCTGAGGAGGTTGAGGCGGGGCTGGAGGACATCGTGCCGGCCCTGCCGCCGGTGATCCGGGACGCAGGGGCCGCGGCGAATGAGCGGGGCTGGAAGCGGCAGGCGGATCTCTCCAGCTGGGAGGTGGAGACCGACACCACGGCCCTCGACCAGGGGGCGATCGGCGAGGCCTTCGGAGCGGTCCTCGCCGGCCAGGTGCGAGGTGCCGGGAGCTTCTCTGGAGAGATCAGCAACACCTACCACCCTGGCGTCAGCCCCAGCTCCGCCATGCTCCGCCTCGACACGCTCACCAAGAAGGGGGGCACCGGCACCATCCGCCTGCTGGTGGCCGATGGGCCCCGGGGCCACTCAAACGGTGTGTGCTTTATCCGGGAGGAGTGCCTCTTCTATGAGATGGACATCCTCCTGACCAACGTGCGCCTTTCCACCCAGGCCGGCGAAACGAAGAAGATCCGTGGCCAGTTCGCTTCGATCGGCGACGTGCGCTTCGTCATCGCTGATCGGGAACATCCATTGGCAGCAATGAGCCAGCCCTAGCCTGACGGCAGCAGCAGCAGCACATGGCCCGGATCAGTTTTGCGAATGCCCTCGCCGGCATCCGTAACGCATTCGGACCCGGCGGGCAGCTCCGCGCCAAAGACCAGCTGGCCGCGGTGGTGGATGCCCTGCTGCAGATGGCGGGCAACGCCAACATCGCCCCGGGCAACAGCGAGCCGGCCGATCCGCTCAACAGCCCGTTCACCATCTATCTCAACCCGTACACCGGGAGTGATCGTTTCGTCGGCGGTTCTTACAACTGGTTTGAGGAACCGGGCGAGGCCAGCGATCCCTCCAAGATTGCGGCGAAGTTGAAACGCCTCGAAAACCAGCGGTTGGTTTGCGGCTACAGCAGGCAGGCGCCCTTCCGCACCATCAACCGCGCAGCGATCGAGATCGTTGCGATGACCAGCAAGAACTTCTTCACGATCAACTCAGAAGAGGCGAACGTCGATTGCCCATCGGTGGAGCTGAGCCCGGGGACGCACATTTTCTACAACGACCCTGGCAATTCCAGCTACGCCATCCCGGTGACGGAATGGCCAGCGGCCGGCTTCGATCCGACCCCCAATCACCTGATCGCCTTCAATCCCAACAGCGGCGGCATCGTGTTGCCCCGCTACGCCACGGCGAGCGCTCCCCTCAGCCTGCGGCAAACCACTGTCAGGCCCTCATACGTGCCGGCCGCGGCGGATGAGGCCGCCGACTACAGCAACCGGGTGGCGATCCTCAAAATCACCTCAACCAGCTACGTTTACGGGTTCACATTCCGGGATCAGTTCCGTGCCAGCAGCAGTCACCACCTGCTGGACTGCTTTCACAACGCCAGTCAGGCGGATCTGGATCAGCTATACACCAAGGTGCGCACCGCCATGGGCGGGGCCAGCAACAGCGGCAACCTCTCCAATGCTCTGGCGGTCACCCGGCCTTCCGAATGGCAGACGGTGGGACCGATCAGCGGCAACCCATCCGAGGCCTGGGACACGGTCAAGGGAGCGAGCCCGTACATCTACAACTGCTCCCTGCGCACCGAATGGGGCATGTCGGGCGTGTTCTGGGATGGCGCACGCCTGGCTGGCCTCAAAAGCCTGGTGGCGGCCCAATTCACCGGCATCAGCCAGCAACGCGACCTGAGCTGCTGGGAGATCTACCGCTCCGGCGCCTGGCGGGCCCCGGTCAACTACCAGGAGCTGATCGACAGCGAATCCGACGACGTGCGCATGAAGCCACGCCGGATGAGCCGACACATCAGCCTGATTAACGATGCGTTCGGCCAGTTGGTGTCGATCTTTGCCATCGGCGCCGGGCGTCACCATTTGGCGGACAGCGGCGCGCAAATGGAGTTCTCCAACTCAACCTCCAATTTCGGCGGCTGCGTTGCGGTGGCCAAGGGTTACCAGAGCGCCAGCGTGGCCCTGGATAGCAACTGGAACCTGCGGCGCCTCAGGGTGGCCCGCAGCGTGGCCGATCAGACGGGCAACATCCGCCGCATCCCGCTGGGCCTTGTCTCGGCCATATCCGGCAGCAGCATCACCCTGCAGAATCCCCTGGCCGTGGGCGCCGATCCGGCGGTGCCGGCAGTGCTGGCGGCTGGCGGTCACAGCCTGGCCGCAGGCACCTTGATCTGGATCGAGAACCCCAACGGCGTTGATTGGAGGGCCACCCTCCAAGCAAACGCCTGGAGCAGCGTCACACCCACCGCTATTGCCATCACGGCCGCCGCCGCCCAGGCCGGCACTGGTGAAGCGATCGGAACTGATGGCGGTGTCTCTCTCGCCGTCGGCCGCAGGGTCTACGTTCGTCGGCTGATTGATACCCGCTCAAGAGCGCAGCGGCAGGTAACCCTCAAGCTGGCCAACACCACCAGCGCAAGGGTGCCGCTGCGCAATTCCATCATTCAGACCCGTCCTGGCGTTGGCGGCGGTGGCATCAGCCGCGTCCTCGCCTCCGGCGGCGCCGAGGTGCTGGCCGTCACCCAAACCAACGCCATTCCGGCGGAAGGGAGCGGGGTGGTGCTCTCGGCAGAGGTCACGCTCCGCCGTTGCTGCCCTGATGAGGTGTATGCCGCCGGGGTCTTCGTTCGCCAGGGCCAGACGGTGAAGCATGGCGGTAAGCACTACACCGCAAAGGGCACCTTCACAACCAGCGGAAGCGTGCCGAATGCTGACCTGTGGCAGCAGAGCTACGTCCAGCAGGAGAGCTCCTACAACGCCGAGGACCCCACCACGCTGGAAGGGCCGGTTCTGATCTTCGATACCGACACCGACGCTTCCAGCGATGTGACCGCTACCTGCGGGATCAACTGGAGCACCGTCTACACCGCCAGCGGCAGCGTGCGCGATCAACTGCGCAGCGCCACCGACTACCGGGGCGCCCTGGCGCTGCTGCTGGCGCTGGGGTTCACCAGCACCGCGGCCCATGCCGCCCTGGTGCCGCGCACCGAGGCAAGCCGTGATCTGGATCCAGCAAACGCCACCCATTTCCCCACGGCTCCCAGTGGTGGTGCTGCCAGCGAACGCGCCAACTGGGCGCTGGAGTTCAGGCAGCCGTCGTTCATTCAGCTGCTGGGTCAGAACCTCAACGGCGTGGGCTTCTGGAACTACTCCCGAGCCTTGCCTCGCGCTCGCCGCCCGCTCAGTCCCCTCAACGAGTTCAATGCCAACTTCGCCCCCGAGCAGGGCGGCCGGGTGGAGGTGAGGGGGATCAACAAGGATGGGTATGAGGTCACCAACCAGGGGCTTGTCAGTACCGACACCGGAGAGGTGGTGGCGGTCGAGGGGATCGGCGCCGAAGGCGATCAATCGCTGCCAACCCAGTTCAATGACATAGCAGTTGAAAACCTATCAATCACCGGAACCCTTGATGTCAGCGGGGTGGTTGCACTGGATGGTGGCGAGTCGATAGCGATGCAGACCAACCGCTACGGCTTTGGCACGCTGGCACCACTGACCGAGCTGTTAAAAACTGGGGCAGCCGCCCCCGTGGCCACCAGTGACGCCGCGATCAACAGCATCCCTGAGCTCATCACTGTTCCCGGTCTAAATGCTTGGAAGAATGCGAATCAACTAATTAGTGCGTTGACGGACGAGATTATCATCTATGTCAGCAGCACGGGAGTGGATCGCAGTTTGTCTGATATGATAGCATCGCCGCCAACGGCAAAAGGAGCGGCGGTTAGAAGTTTTGGCGCAGCAGCGCAGTACGCTAATTACCTGCTAGCTGGCAGCGAGGGGACGGCGGTTGTTCGGACCAGTCCTGGCTATTACTACACGACTTGCCGCTGGTCATGCAACGTAAGGTTTGAGGCATGGAATAGCACTTTTACCGCAATGCCATTCCCAGGCGACAATTTTACTTCGGCTACTATCCCGAATAACTGCTACGACGGCACAGGTTACGACAACCCAAATCTGATTCCGCAACTGATCCCTTGGCGCCTTTACCTGAATGCTGCCAATGTATCTGGAACAACTCTAGTCAGTGGAGTAGCCAGAGTAAACTCACGTTTCAGCGTATTTCCTGGGGTAATGTATTTTGAAAAATCAGTTGAATATTTTGGTGGGTTTGCTTTTCTTGGGCTAGCCGAAACAATTAGATATGTTGCAATAAACCCAAGCGAGGTTGTAAGCAATGGTCAAACAAGGGCTCAGCTTTTAGTGCTTTCGGCTGAACCGGGGCTTTCAACAGCAGCGCAGATCAATGGCTTGAACTATTCAACCAATACCTCAACAAACGTTGATCAACTTTTAAGCAGCATCAGGACAGCGACGGCTTACATAGGGTCGTTTGCGGCATTTACCGAAGGAGCCGTAATGGAAGTAAGCTCGCGGGACTTCGATTTATTCAATCTGCGGGATTGCATTTTTGGCCCTGGCCTGCCACATCACAAGGAGTCCCAGCAAATCTTTTCTTCGCCTTACATTGACATTCGCACCGAAGTTCCAGTTGATGTTGCAAACATATACCTAAGGGGGAATACAACCATAACAAGTGCTGGTATTGGCTGCGCAAGCCCTATTGATTCTTCCGGTATTGCTCATTACGGAGCAGCTGTTTCCGCTCCTTGGACGCATAGGCAGTTCTATCATACTTTTATTGGCACCACTTCAACTAACAAAATCAATATCAGGAAGTTAGGCGGTTTGGGCGAATTTACAGTACAAAGAACAGGCGCCGGGACCGTAGGGGGTTTGTTTCTTGATTACTACGCTGATCTGACGGGCAAGCTGCTGCCAAACCATATCCATCTGCTTACTAATAGCACAACGCCGACCGCTCCCAATAGTTTTACTCCAGCAGCGGGCTTGGCTTACCCTGCGGCAGGGGACAATGACAGCGGACCATTTTTGGATCAGTTCATCCATGCAAAATATGGTATAACTTTCGATTACGTCTGGTTTAATAATTATTCCCGTAACAACGCTAGACCAGTGTGGCAGGGATTTCTGGGGCGGTTTGGTTCCAACGGCCATAATAGCGTTAAAACACGAGGCGTTTTACTGGGAAATGCTCAGGGAGAGATAGAGGGAGGATGTGAAGTTTTAGCAGGCAACCGCTGGTGGTATGGGGACTCGCCTTTTATGAAGGCTGGCATTATAGATCCAGGTACAGGGATTTCAAAGGCTCCTTTTGTGCAGGGTTCGGCCACTTTTGGGGAAGCAAATCCTGCTGTCAAAAACAGCGGGACACGGTCTATTACGACAAGAGATAATGGGTCAACAACGCTTGATCTGAATATGGGGCTAGTGAACTGGGTTCGGGGCAGCAGCCCTGAATACGGCACCAACATTCGTCCTAGAAATTTCGCCGCCTGATCATGCCACTCCCGTCTGATTCTGACTACATCTGCGCTGCCCCCGAGCATGTGAGGGAACATTCCATTCTCCTTAAACAACTCCTCGCCTCTGGCACCGATCCCTACGCCCCTCACTCCTACTCGCCTACTGTCATTTCAATGATTGAAACGAGTCTCGTGGCACCTCCCGAGCAGTAGCCAGTCAAACTGCGCTACGACCTGCAGGACTTCTTGTCGCTGGCGCCATTTTGAAATGGATGGCTGACATTGCGGCCGGCCTAGTCTTTGGATACCCAGAACCAGAGGATCCGTGGGCGCATTTGAGGGGATCGGACTTGTGATTGCAGGCGCCATCCTGCAATGGATAACAGGCATGGTTGCCGAACGCGCCAAAAAAGCGGACGACATCGACAAGAACCTTGCAACCGAAGACACCAAATTGCGCGACAAGGTTGCAGAGCTTGACAAGACCAACTCAACGGCCATCGCAACGCTGACGGTCGGCATTGAACACATTGTAGAAGGGCTGGATGGTATTCGCAGTGACATGCGAGAGCATCGCGATGTTGTATTTAGGCGCCTTGAGCACAATGAAAGCGAAATTAAAGATGTACGAAAGATGGTTTCACAGTCAGACCTTCGGCTTCAGGCTATTCAGCTACAGTTGAGCGAGGGGAAAGGTCAATGAGCAAGATTTTTATCATCCCCACCGCCGTCTGGCTGGCCCTGGCGGGTGTGGCCTTCACCGTGCGCTGTGAGATCTCCCCATCTCTTCCTGGTGGCTGGCCCACTTGCTGGGTGATCGGCGGCAGCGTGGCCGGCGTGCAGTTTTTCAAAAGGCTGGCGGAAAAAGCCGGCTTCGTGGATGGCTACAACACCTACAACCCGGCATTGCGCCGCAAGGAGGAGGACTCAAATTCCACCTAGGCCATCACCGCCACCAACCCCATCCTCTAATCCTCTGATGATCGGAATGCTGTTTAAGCCATTGATCCCGTGGTTGTTGCGCCGTCTATTCAGCCTGCTGCTGCACGCCCTGGGCCGTGATCTGTGCCGGCGACTGCCGCAGGTGTTTGCGTTGATCGACGAGCAGATCATCTCCTCGATGCAGCGCGGCAGCCGATCCACCCACATGGTGTTTTTCACCTCGGTGCAGCGTGTTGTCCACCGGGATCCCAGCGACATGGAGCTGCGTGTTCTGCAGCTGCTGTTTGATCCATACATTGCCGCTGAGCACCAGCAACCCACCACCACCGCAGATCGATGACGCTTTCCCTCATGCGTTACGCCCTCCATACGGTGGCGGGCAATTCCAGCCATGAAGCCTTCTGGCGAGCTGTTGAGGCGATGCTCGCGCCAGAGCAGCTCCAACGGCTCGGCGATGGGGGCGACATCCGCAAGAGCACCTGGCTCAAAACCGCCTCAAGGCCAGCGACCCAGAACCCATGGGAGAGGGAGATCACGGCCTGCCGGCCTCTCCTTGACCTGATCTACCGCCACGAAGCGGGCGGCTTTGCCAGCCCCTACGAGGCCTACAACCGTGGAGGCGCCGGCGACAGCCTCGGCAAGCCCTGGCCTGGCGGCCTCCAGAACCTCACCATCGGCCAGATCAAGATCCTGCAGCGGGACGGGAAGCTGTTTGCCGTCGGGGCCCCCCAGCTGATCCCTTCCACCCTCCTCGAGCAGCAAGCGCTGGCCGGTCTTTCAGATGCGGATCTGTTCAGTGCCGTGAACCAGGATCGGCTGACCACCGCCATCCTGCTGCGGGGCAAGCGACCCATGCTGACCCGGTTCCTCCTCCAGGGGACCAATCAGGACGCCGCGATCGACGACCTGGCCTTCGAGTGGGCCAGCCTGCCCAACAGCCAGGGCCGGGGCTGGTATGACGGCGACGGAGGCGGGAACAAGGCCAACGGCAGCCTGGCCGCTGTGATCGGCGCGCTGCAGACCTCCAGAGCCCGGGTGGTGAGCCCAGCCAAGGCCTGATCAGTACCTCCAGAAGTCTGCGGGCCGGGCACCGGCACCCGGCACGAAGCGGCCGCCCGTGCGGCGATCCAGGTGGATGAAGCCACGATCGCGGCCGTCACCAAAGCCACCGGTCCAGCGCACGATCAGCCAGTCGTAGAGGACCTGCAGAGGCAGCCCGATCGGGTAGATGTCCATGGCTAGGCCGGACACGTGAAAGCTGTTGGGCACGCCTCCCACCTCCCTGTTGATCGGCTCCGGGCGGTAGAAGCTGGTCATCCCCAACGGGCGGCCCCAGGCCTGCCGGATCGATTGGAACTCTGCCGCCGTGCCCAGGATCCGGGGGATCACCGAGCTCTGGGCCGACGGTCGCCGCCGCCGATCAAACTGCAGCACCTCCCCCACCGTCAGGTTTGGCGTCACCAGGGCGTCGAAGTTCCCCCAGTCGATCGCCCCCGGCTGCAGGAGCAGCGCTGCTGGAGGTGCCGCCGCCGGCGCCTTGGCCTGCAACCGCCGGAAGTGGGGGGAGAACGCATGCCACTGGCCAGCACCATGGCCCAGCTCCACCAGCTCATGGGCCTGCCCAGGCAATTCTGTGAAGGCCACTACCGGCATCTGGTGCCCCGCAGGCACCATGACCTTCTGATCCTCCGGCAGATCGGCTGCGGCGGCCGTGCTCTTCTTCAGCCAGGTTTCTTGAACCGCCTGGAAGATGAAGATCACAGGCCTCTGCGGTGCCACAATCGCCTTGCCTTCAGGGGGGGCCGCAGCGGGCTTGGAGCTGGTTGGCGGCATTGCGAGGCGAGGATGAACCTGGCTTCAGTGTGGGCCTGCCTGCCGTGCTACAGCCGCTTCATCGGTGAGTTGGGCGCGGAGGCGCTGGCGTTCCTCCCATCCCGCACGCGGGTCATACAGCTCGCAATCGACTGCAAAGCCGGGGTTACTGGCTTTCGCATCCGGCACCTCGTCTTTGCAGGGGTTTGATCCACCACGCCAGCGGCTGCAGTCAAAGCACGAGGGGCCGGTCCTGGCACGCTGCCGCGGGATCTCCGGCCACAGCCCGGCGTGCGTGTCGCCGCGGCGAACTGCGCACACCGCTTCATGAGAGCAGCCCAGTTGCCTGGCCAGGCTGCAGCTGCTCAACTCCGACAGCAGGATCA